TTGACTTGGAATATATTCACGTGAGACAGGAGTATATTGTTGTTGACTTGGAATATATTCACGTGAGACAGGAGTATATTGTTGTTGACTTGGAATATATTGATAAGATACTTGATCCTCGTGATTAGATTGAGGTACAATATTTTGAGTTTTTTGATTTATATTAGATTTTTGCGTGGATAAAGGTTGTTGGGTATTATATCTTTTTTTACAATAAAAATCTTCACATCTTTCCATAATTATAAGTTGCTATTATACTATTATAATCTAAAACATAAACAAGCAGAATTACGAACATTATATTTATTATCTATTATATCATCAAAATTTATATTATTAATATCAGAATTAAATTCAAAATTTCTTTCTCTTTCATTTTCAATACTTATAATTATTCTTGCATTATTTTTGTATTCATAGTATTCTTTATTGGATAAAAATCTATTAAGTTCAAAAGTTTCCTCTCTTATTTTTTCAATATAAGTAGTTGTCATTTTTATTAAATCATCCAATTTTTTTATATCACATTCTAAATATTCAACTTTATTTTCTAATAACCAAGAATCAAAAGAAGAATTTAATTGTTGATCAACAATATTTAAATTTTCTGAATTTTCATTATTAATATTAAAATATTTTAAACCAAGATTCCATTTATTCATAATTAAAATACGATTAACATCAATATAGACTTTTTTATTACTATAAGAATGTAATTTAACAATTGAATTACTTGCTATTTCAATTTTATTTTGATAATCATAAAATTTTATAATACTTGTTAAAAGAGTTATAAAAACACCCGAAGATATTATAATTATACTATTTACATTTTCATAATAATAAATAGAGGTAGGTATTATATATATATTACTAGTTTTGTCTTTATTTGTATTTGTTAAATTATAATTATTATAATTGTCTAAATTATTGGTATTAATCATTCTTTGAATAATTAACTTTATAGATTCCAAGAAGGTTATTATAGATGATATTATCAGTATTAAAAAATTTATTCTTGTAAAAGAACTATTATATTTATTTAAAATTTCTTTTGCAATAAATATATAAATTCCAGATTCAATTCTTAATGAATAAGAGATTTTTTCTAACTGATCATTATATTGTGATAATAATTTAAGATTATTATAATATTTAAGAGGCAAATTATCCATTTTTAGTTATTATATTATTAACAAAACAAAAAATAATTAAAGATAATAATACATTAGATTATTATGAGTTATTTAATAACAAACCACGATTATAAACATTTACACGCAATATCAGGATTAATTGCTATTTTAAATTTTATTTATAATATTTATAATTTAATTATTTATAATTCAAATAAGTTAACTATTTATCTTGTATTTAATAATTTATTATTAGCACTTTTGTCTTTACAATTTAAATTGCCTGAAAAAAGAAATTTAGATAAACCAATGATATGGAAAGAGTTTAGATTACATTCTATACTTTTTACATTTCGCCATACATTTATTACAATATTATCATTGCTAAATTTAGATTATTATATTATAAAACATTTTATTATAATTTTAACATTATATTTAGCAGATTTAATTACAAAAAAATATGGAAATAATGAAATTAGAACAACAAATTATATGCCTTATAGAAATAATTTAGATAATGAATCTATAATGAAAATTAAGAATTCTTATACAAAAAAACAGTTTGGTGCTACAATCTTTTGTATTTTAAATTCATCTGATTGTAATTATTTGCCATTATATGGTATTCAGTCTGCACCATTTATGATGACATTAGTAAGAAAAGGCAAAGTTAATACAAATATGTATCATATTGTTTATTCATTAACTTTACAATTACCATTTTATTTATATTTCATTTTTGTTAGAAAACTAGAATTTGGCATAAATGATTTAATATTTGCAATATATTATAAAATAGTATATGATTTACGTATTAAATTTAAGTTAAATAAATATATATTATGGAATATAACTTTGCCTATTTTCTATTATATATATTATAATAATACCTTTCAAAATTATAATTCAAACTATTTGTCTTATTTTATCATAATACGACAAATAATTATAGACTATAATATTTATAAAAAATTATATATAAATATATATTAAAATATTTTATTAATGAATTATATAGATTTATTTAGTGGTATAGGTGGATTTCATCAAGCACTAAAAGATCTAAATTGTAAATGTATATTAGCTTCAGATATAGATAAAAATTGTCAATATATTTATAAAATAAATTATGATATAAATGTTGAAAAAGATGTTAAATTAATAGATCCACTAAATATTACTGACTTAGATATAATTTGTGGTGGATTTCCTTGTCAAACATTTTCAAATGCTGGTAAAAAAAAAACTTTTTCAGATAAAAGAGGTCTATTATTTGATGAAATAATTAGAATTGCAAATATAAAAAAACCTAAATTTATGTTTTTAGAAAATGTTAAACATATTTTAAAAGTAGGCGATGGTGAAGTAATTAAATATATTAAGGAAAAATTATATGAAAATAATTATATAGTCCAGTTATTTAATATATCACCACATACTTACGGAATACCACAACAAAGAGAAAGAATATATTTTGTTTGTATTAGAAAAGATATTTATAATCACAAAGATATTATTTTACCAATAAATGATAAAAAATTAGATTTTGAAAGTTATCTAGATAAAAAAGTAGATAATAAATATTATATTAAAGATGATATTTTAGACATATTAAATGCGTGGGATGAAATGATAAAAAATTTTGATGTAGGAGAAAAAATATCACCAACTATATTAATAAATGAGTATTATATTAATGAAAGAATATCAAAATTTAATGAATATCCTAAATGGAAACAAAAATATATTAGTAAAAACGAAAATTTAATTAATAAATACAAAGATAAATGGGATATATGGTATGAAAAACATAAAGATATTTTACAAAAAAGAGAAATTTTTGGCAAATTAGAGTGGCAAGTTGGAACAATAAAACCTAACGATTCTATTTTTAATTATTTTATTCAGGTAAGACAATCAGGAATACGTGTAAAAAAAACAGATTATTTTCCAACACTTGTTGCTATTTCTCAGATACCAATATATGGAAAAGAAAAAAGATATATAACGCCAAGAGAATGTGCAAGATTGCAATCATTTCCAGATAGTTTTATATTATCTGATAATGATAAAATCTCTTATAAACAGTTAGGAAATGCAATAAATGTTGATAATGCAAAAACAATTATAAAAGCAACTTTTAATCATTACAATGTAATTAAAAAAAATGATTAAGTTATAATTATTAAAATAATAATGTCAAATTTAAAAGATATAATAAATGATTTTATTATCGCAATAGATAAAAATAAAAAATATAAACTAAATGAATTGCTAAAAATTTTAAATAAAGCATATGATAAAAATAAAATAAAAAGAAAACCAACTAAATATAATATATTTGTTAAAAAACATTATACATTATTACATAATACTTATCCATTTTTAAGTAGAGGATTAATAATGAGACAATGTGGAATAATGTGGAGAACAGCTAAAGAAAATAATATAAATCCATTAGAATATAATTTTGAAATATAACTATTCATAAATAGAAATCTTGCTAAAACTATCAATATAAATAATATAGGCATTAAGATTGTAATAATTAAAGTCAAAGTTATCAAACACTGAATCCAGCATTATTGTTATATCAATTTACAAAATAAAAAATCATTTTTTTTCAAATAAATATAATTTATAAACAAATTCTTCAATTATTGTAAAATATTTATCAAATAAATTTTTTTTTCTTATTCTGTGTCTAAATATATTTTTTTTCTGCAAAGACATTAAGTTTATTAAGTCTTAAAATAAATAATCATATTTTATTTAAAAATATAAATGTATTAATATATTATAAATGTTAAAGAAAATACTTGTAATATTGCTTTTATTAAATAGTACAAATTGTTTTACAAATAGTATATATTTTAATAATAGAAAAAAATTAAAATTATGTTGTAATATGCTAGATTTCAATAGTATTCCGCAAAATATAATTCAAAATGTTAGAAAAATTAAAGATGAAAATCATATTGAAGAATTGAGATATTCCGAATTTTTATCAATGGCAGATAAAGGTAATATTGATAAAACTATTGTTGTTGATAATAAAAAAATTTATGGAATAGATTCAGAAAATAATAAATATAGTTCTAATATTATTCCAAATGATTCTGAATTATTTAAAATACTAAATAAAAATAATGTAGATGTAGAAATTGTAAATTCTTTAAATAAAAATGGTATTTTAGAGTCAATTATTAGTTATTTATTAATTAGTTTATTAATTACATCTACATTATCTTTTATTATTAGAAATAATGGTATGGCACAAAGAATGGATATACAAAATAATATAGATTTAGAAAATAAAAATAGTAATACCACATTTACTGATGTAATAGGTATTGATAAAGTTAGATTAGAATTAGAAGAAATTGTAGAATTTTTAAGCAATAGTGATAAATATACTAATTTGGGTGCACAAATACCAAGAGGAGTATTATTAGAGGGAGCACCTGGTACTGGTAAAACTTTACTAGCAAGAGCAGTCGCTGGTGAAGCAAAAGTACCATTTTTTTCTGTATCGGGTTCTGAATTTATCGAAATGTTTGTTGGAACTGGTGCTGCAAGAATTAGATCTTTATTTGAAACTGCAAAAAAATATGCACCTAGTATAATTTTTATTGATGAAATTGATGCTATTGGCAGACAACGTGGTGGAAATAATGGTATGGGAAATGATGAAAGAGAACAAACACTAAATCAATTGTTAACAGAAATGGATGGTTTTGAAGGAAATAGTGGTGTAATAGTAATGGCAGCAACAAATAGAGGAGATATTTTAGATAATGCTTTATTAAGACCAGGAAGATTTGATAGAAGAATTAAAGTAGATGTACCAAATGTTGAAGGAAGAAAAAAAATATTAGAATACTATAGTAAAAATAAAAAAATTAATCAAGGTATTGATTTAAATACTATATCCAGAATGACTCCAGGGTTTTCTGGTGCAGATTTATCTAATTTAATGAACGAGGCAGCTATTTTAACAGTTAGAAATAATAGCACAGAAATAACAGATAATGAAATATCTATGGCATTAGATAAAATTACTTTGGGACCTGCAAAAAAAAATAAATTATTTTCAGATGAAAAAAAAAAATTAATAGCATATCATGAGGCAGGACACGCAATAGTTGGTGCTTTAACACTTAATTATGATATAGTAAGTAAAATAACAATTGAGCCACGTGGAAATGCTGGCGGTTTAACATTTTTTATACCAGATGAAGAAAGATTAGAATCAGGATTATACACCAGAGAATATTTAAAATCTGCTATTTCGGTAGCATTAGGAGGAAGAATTGCAGAAGAATTAATTTATGGAAATGATGAAATAACAACAGGTGCATCAAATGATCTAGAAAGAGTTTCATCAATTGCAAAACAAATGATAACAGAATTTGGTATGTCTGATGTTTTAGGTAATGTTTACATAGATAAAAATGAATTTATTTCAGCAGATACAAAAAATATTATTGATAATGAAGTAAATAAACTTGTTAATAGTTGTTATCTATATTCAAAAAAAATATTATCTGAAAATATAAATTTATTACACTTAATAGCAAAAGAATTGATTGAATATGAAACTATTTCTAATAATAGATTAAATTACTTAATTGAAAATATATAAAAAAAAAATAAATAAATAATAATAAAATGGATTATAAAAAAATAGTTATTTTTTTAGGCATTGTATATATACTTAGATCAGAATATGTATATGATAAATTAAGAAAAATGATTTAATTAATTAAATTATTTAGTTTTTTAATATTATTTTGATTAAAATTTTTGATTTTATATTTTTTCATAATTGTTATTAAATTTTTAAAATAATAATCTTTTTTAGTATTTTTAAAAGTATTATATTGATATAATAAAATATATTTGTGATATAATTTAGCTACCTTATTTACATTACTATTATTTAAATATGGTATTTCTAAATCATTCATTTTTTTGATTATAATGGGATTATTAAATATTTTACTATTAATTTTGTAATTATTAATTATTTTTTTTTGTATATCATATGGAATACTCCAATCATATGATGGACATAACAGTTGTTTAAAAGGATAATCATAAACATTATAAGGTAAATTATCAATAAAAATTAAATTGTTATTAAAAACATAATTACTATATTCAGTATTTTTGAGTAATGGATATTTTTTAGAAAGGTTAATTAACATATTATTATATATATTTGATAATGATTTTTGCATATTTTGATAAGAATATTCTGATGAATAATAAGGTTTATTAAATTTATGTCCAAGTGCTTTTTCAATGTTTGATACTAATCCATTATTTGTCCAATAGTTGCTTGAATTTGTATAAACATAAATTTCTGTATTATCATAATTTTTTTTTATAAATTTTATAAATTTCTTGAAATAAGGTCTCAAAAGCCCTTTTTTTAAATAATTTGTAAAATCAATTTTCTTTTTACTTTTATTTAATTTATTTATTTCATCTAATATTATATTTTCATTTATTGGCCATTTAACATTACCAATTATACAATTATCTATATCAAATACAAAAATAAATGGAAGTTTTGTATTTTTCATTACTCTATTTAATAATTAGAATTAAATAAAGCATTATATTGTGAATTATAATACTGTTGAAAACAGTGTTTTCTAAGTGGTAAATTATTATTTTTAAACACTTCATCTTCGTGTACCCAATCGTTATTTAATCTTCTATCTACGATGCAAGATTGACCACCACCACAAGGACAAGAAAATGAAGTATTATTTTCCTTATTTTTAGAAGATCTTAACCAATAATTATGATTCATTTTATATTAAAATAATTAAAATATAAAAATCAATTTTTATTATTGAATTAATTTTCATCATCTTCTTCTTCAGATTTTATTTTGATTCCTTTCCAACCTTTAGCATCAATAGGATATGCACCTAATATTTTTTCAAAATAAGCACGTAATTGATTTCTATCTGGTTGTTTTTTATTTTTTGGAACATTTGAATAACACCAAATTCTAAAGTCATTATATAATGTATTTAATCCCATTCTTGAATTAGTATCATTACTATCAATTATTAATCTATCTGTTTTATATTGTCCAATTATATCATTATTATTTTTATAACTTTCTGTAGCAATTCTAACTTCCATAGGTTCATTAATTGAATTAGGATTAATTGTTTTATGTCTTTCAATTAACATACTCATAAAAGTTTCAGTCCATCTATCAAATTTATCAGATAGTTCTAAATCCATTGGAAATTCATTTGGTTTTGTAGGATTTTCACAAAATTTAGATAAGAATTCAATAACCCTAATACGTCTCCAAGTACCACCATCATCACTTGGTACTTCAGGTAATTCATTGCAAGTTAAAATCATTTTAAATTGTGGTTTAAACTCAAATGGTTCTTTGTATAAACCTCTACATAAAATTCTATCATTACCTGATAATTCTTTCATAAAACCAATATTAATTTTATCTTGTTCACTTGGTTCTTGCATAACAGCAAATCGTCTACCTTTAGTTCTTTCTAATTCACCTTGAGCACTATTTGATGCTGCTCTTTTTTGAGTTAAAAGAGCTATTGGTAAAATACAGAAATAATCTCCAAGAGTTTTTTGAACAAGATCTAATAATCTACTTTTACCATTACTACCATTACCTGTAAATACATAAAATCTTTCTTGTGATATACTACCATCAATAATACAAGTAATAATATCTAAGACATAATTTCTAACAGCATCATTAATAAATATTTTTGAAAAGAAATCATTAATTTCTTTAACTTCTACAGAATCAGGATCATATGGTATATAATTATTTTTAGTTGAATGAGAAATATAATCATCAGCCATACCATCCCTAAATATATGCATCTTTAAGTCATAAACACCATTTGCAAATCCAATTAAATGTGTTCTGCTATCTAACAATTCTTCAAATTTTTCATCCATAAAAAGACTTTTACATTCTTTCATTACACTATCTTTAAAACCTGCATTTTTTAACTGTCCTGCAATCTTTAATGCCCTTTTCGCTTTTTCAGCATTTGCTGTTTTTTGATCATCGTCTTCAATATTTATTTGAAGACTATTCCAATATTGTGTTCTTTCTATAAACTTATTACATATATCTGTACTTAATGTAATTCTTAAAAGTAATCCTTCTGAAGTTGATCTCCATCTATGTCTATCTTTATCATAATAATACCAAGCAACTTTACTAATTGCTCTAATATCATCTTTTTTAAGTGTTTGAACAACTTTAGCAACATCAAAATGAGCACCATCACTTCTAATACATTTATCAATCCAAGGAAATAATGTACCATCTATAACTTCATTATATTTCAAATCATTATCTTGTTTAGCCCACCATCTTAGAGTACCAATTCCCATATGGTCTTTTCTCATTTTATTCCATAATTTTTGACATTCACCTTCAATATATGAAGTACCAATTTTAGAAAATTCAATCCAAGTATCAAGTAATCTGTAATCAATATTTCTTAAAACCCAACCAAGATTAATCCAATCTTCATAATTTTCAGCACGATTATAGGATAAACATTCTAAAACTAATTTTCTAGATAATATTAATTCATCATCAGATGTATAATTTTTATTAATATTCAAAGATTTTGCAAATATATTATTTTGTAATTTAGCTTTTTGTTTATTATCAATAGAAGGTAATACATGTTTAGTATATTCATCAATTTCTTTTAAAGCATCATCTTTAATCTTACAGATATCACTAGATATTTCTGAATTTCTCATTGAAAATAATTTAATATAATCAATATGATCTTGTGCGCATAACTTATCTGTATGAAACTTACCACATTTATATATTTTTGAAACAGAATAAACATCACAATCAGGTTTTCTACTACCATACATTTGCCAACAATTAACATCTATTATCGCTTTATCAATTACATCTTCATGTGTATTTGTTAGTGTTAAACCTTCAAACATTTTATCAGCAATATCAAGAACTTTTCTACGAATAAAATGTTGTTGATTAAAATTTAATATAATATTTGGATATACTATATGAATACCATCTTTTAATTTATTTCTACATACAGATGGTTTTGATTTTTCCATTACATAAGCAAGATTGTAATCGTCTTTAATATCAACATAATTAGTGATAATTTCATTATAATATTTTAATATTAAATTAATATTTTCATTTGTATATATTCTTTTATATACTGGGTTTTCGTTAACTTCAAAATCATATGATGATATTGGTAATGGAAATCGAAAGTCTAAATCAATTCTTAAAGGACTGGGATTTAAAGGTTTTTCTGTAAAATATAAGTGAATACCATTAGTTATTGCTAAACTATAAATTCTTATAAATTCTGAATATTTATCTTCAGGAATAAATAATGATTTTTTTGGATGACCAATACTAGTATTAGTATATGGTTTCCCTTTTTGAATACTAAATTTATTGATAAATTGATTTAATTCTTCATGTATACCCATAAATTGATTTATATTAACCTTAATATATATAATCAATTTTTATTTTATATATTTTCCTAATAATTGATATTATTTGAAGTATTTATTATGATTGTGGTATATAATTGTAAAATATATATTATATTTTGCTATTATAATATATAAATAAAAAAAAAAATTATCTTTCAATTAAAGAAGTAGAAAAAAATAAATTAAATGACTGATTTAAATTTAGCATACGGATATTTAGATGATACAGTTATAAATACTAATAATGAATATATGAATGATTTACAAATATCACAAATGAATAATACGGATAATTTGGAAGTTGAAAAAAATAATAATAATATAATAGTAGAGAAAAAACAAAAAAAACATAAAATGAATACAACAGACTATGACGAAAGACCTATTATACAAAGACAAAATGACAATTTAAACTTACCAACTACTTTACTATCTAATGATAATGTACCAGATTATCCAGTTGCAAAAAAATATAATAATAATCAACAACAACAACAACAACAAGTTGAAAATACATTTTGGAATAGATTAAGTTATAAAAGAAACGAAGTATTTAAACTTGTAATGTTTTCATTAGTTATATTACTTGCAATCTCCCTTGATAGAATGGCTACATTTTATTTATCTAAATATGTTAATGAAAATGTATTAACTGATAATCAAGAAATGATAATTAGATTTGCTTATCCAGTAATTATAATATTAATTTTATGGTTTTTAAAGGCAATATAAATTTTATATATTAACAGTAATTAATGAAGGTAGATAATTTATATTGTAGTCCTAGTGCAAAAGATAGAAATTCAACTTGTTTATCTAAAGAATCATTAAAAGAATTAATCGATTGTTATAATTTATCAAGAAAAACAAAAAAAGAATTAATTAAATATTATGATAATAATACTCAATTAGAATTATTTAAAAAGCTCGATAATAAAATGAAAAAATTTACAAAAGGTAGTGGTAAATATTGGTTTTGGCCAGATATTATTAAAAAACTAACTCCTAATAATACAAATATAACAAATATAATGCGTAAAATAGAAAAATTAGAACTAAAACCTGAAAAACCTAACCAATGGTTAAAAAATCCAAGAGAATGGTTATCTAATTATGATATTAATAATGTAATGAATCAATATAATTCTGATAAAATTCTAAATTATTGTTATATTGGTACATTTTCAATTGATTTTGCTATTAAAGATAAAAATGGCAATTGTTTACATAGTAATTTTTGTAATATAGATATAAAAAAAGATTATATAAATAAAAATTGTAAATATATTGGTTTTATTACAAATATGGACAAACATGATGAACCAGGATCACATTGGACATCTACTTTTATTATAATTGATCCTAAAAATATATCATATGGTGCATATTATTATGATAGCGTATCAAGAAAAACACCAAAATTAATAAATGATTTTTTGCTATTAATTAAAAGTCAATTAGATAAAATATATAGAAGTAAAACTTTTAATATTAAATATAATACAAAACAACATCAATTTCAAAATACAGAATGTGGTATGTTTTCAATAATATATCAAATTAGATGGTTATCTAAATTAATTAATAATAAAAATCCTACATTTAAAACAATTATTGAAGAAAAATTATTAACTGATAATGAAGCAAATAATGCTAGAAAATTTATATTTAGACCAAATATTAAAGAATTATAATAATAAATTTAATTTTTTAATTATATCCATTTTTGATATACTATATGCACCTAGAGTACTTTGTTTTTCTTTATTTAAATTTAATTTAAGTAATCTTGTATGTTTTTTCAATATTTTTACAAAATAGTGAGTGTTTATATTTCTATTTTCTATATTACTATAATATATATATCCCGCTTTTGAACCTACTCTTCTAATAGCAATAGTTGGATTATTGTCTTTTGAAACAAATTTATAATTTTTGTTTGTTTTAATTTTAATTATTTTAATTCTTTTTATTTTTTTTTTAACCCATATTTGAAATACACATTTTATCGGAAATGAATTATCTGGTAAATTATAACTTTTAACTAAATGAAAGTTCAATGGAATTGATTTTTGTAAAAAAAGTTTATTAAAACTACGAGGTAAAATAAAAGAAAATGAATTACAAAATTCACAACATTTATTTATAAATTTTATTGCAAGAGATGCTTTTTTACCAAAAGGTGGATTTCCTATTGCGTGTATTTTATCATATAGTTTTATAATATTATTATAATTATATTTTAAAAAATTTTTCTTTATAATTTTTTTATTTTCAGGTTTTATATCTAATAACAAATTATTATATGTATTAATACATTTAATAAATGCTCCATTTCCAGCACTTGGTTCAATTACTAAATCATTTTTATATATTTTAATATATTTTTTAAATAAATTACAACATTTTTTCATTACTTTTTTATTTGTATAATATTTATCATATTTTTTCATTATTATTACTTTATTACAATATTATTAGTTATTATATAATTCATTTTTATTTTTAACATAATAATCGTGAGTTGTTCTTGCTATCGCTGATTCTATACTGTCTGGTAATCTATAATATAACATATATATTGATAATAAAAGCGCAATTAAATTAATTGATATTAAATATATATTTGTTTTAAAATCAATTTTTTTTAAATAAACATATAATATATAATTTGATGTTAAAAGTACAATTGATGTTATAAAAATTCTAGGTCCACGTTTCAACCAATATTCTCTTACTTTAGAATGATCTAATCCTAAATCTTTTTTATTAATATTATTTAAATTAACAATATAATTACCAAAATCTAATATAAATTCATAATTATATATATCTAATATATTTGTATTATTAATTAAATAATTATTAATTTTTTTAAATATATTATCTAAATTATCATCATTTTCTAATTTAATTAATAAATCATTATGAGCTAGTTTATCAATTAATAATATTAAATTTTTATCGGATTTTAATTTTGCTATTTTTTTTCTTTTATTTAAATATTTAATTATGTATTTTTTATTATAAATTTGTATATAATAATATGTATATAATTTTGCCCTATTAAATGCCCATCTCTTAAATGGTTTAATAATACAACGAAATATCATTATTTGTTATTATATAACAATAACTCATTTTTTTATCTATCAAATAATGTTAATAGACATAACTTAGTATAAATAATTATAATTGTATATATAATCATATATAAAAATAAGAAAATATTTATAACTATTATGAATTTATTAGTAATAAATAAATTACATCATAAAAATTTAATAGCTTTAAAAAATTATAAAAATTTAAATATTAAATTTATTAATTATATTAGAGAAATTGATGATCAAGATTTAAATAAAATCGATTGTATTTATTCTCCATCAGAATATTTTGATTATAATAAATATAAAGATTATAAAATTAAATTCATATTTGGACCACATTTCTCAGTATTTCCAAATATTAATGTTATAAATAAATTAATTTCTGATAATACTGTTTATGTTCAACCAAGTGATTGGGTGTGTCATTTATGGAAATCTTTTAGTTTTTGTGATAAATTAAATATTAGAACATTGCCTTTTGGTGTAGATACTAATAAATTTATAAATGATAACAAAATTGAAAAAGACCATATTATTATTTATTATAAATCAAGACATCCCAATGAATTAAAACAAATCATAGATTTTATTAAAAATTATGAAAAAAATATTAAATTTTTTTCATATAATAATAAATATAAAGAGGAAGAATATTTAACATTTCTTAAAAAAGCTAAATATGGTATATGGCTGGGAAGACACGAAAGTCAAGGTTTTGCATTACAAGAAGCATTATCTTGTAATGTACCTTTACTAGTATGGGATGTCAAAACAATGAAACAAGAATATGGTTATTGTTATAATAATAATAATTATGCTACATCTATACCATATTGGGATAGTTATTGTGGTGAATTTTTCTATGATTTTAATCAATTAGAAAATACATATAATATATTTATAAGTAAAATAAATGATTATACACCACGTAAATATATTTTAGATAATTTAACATTTGAAAAATGTGAAGATAAATTATTAAACTTAATTAAAAATATATAAAAAGTATAGTGTTTAAAAAAATATATATTTATATGGTTAAAATAGCATTTCATGATAATTGTTTATGTGAAAGAGGAACAACAACTGCATTATATGATTATGCTTACTATAATAAACACTATTTAAATAATGAAAGCATTATAATTTATAATAGCACAAATGATAAAAATGTTTTGGAAGTTATAAAAAAATTTAATAAAGAATTTAAATTATATTCTTATGAAATTTGGGATAGTGTAGACTATATTTTGGAACTTGAAAAATGCGATATTTTATATATGATAAAAGCTGGTAATACTGATAATAAACAATCTAAATATTGTAAAAACATAATACATTGTGTATTTAATACTGATGAATTAGATAATACAGTTTATGGTAAGATATCTAATACTTTTGGATCAGAATGTACAGTTGTTCCACATATGATAAACCTTCCAAATATTGATACAAATTTAAGACATATATTAAATATACCTGAAAATGCTTTTGTATTTGGTAGATATGGTGGTTATGATCAATTTGATATAGAATATGTACATAGTGTAATAGATATAATATCAGATCAATATCCAGATATATATTTTCTATTTGCTAATACTCAGAAATTTTGTAAATTAAAAAATAATTTAATATTTTTAGAAGCTATAATAGATTTAGAAAAGAAAACAGAATTTATTAATACTTGTGATGTTATGATTCACGCAAGAAAAATGGGTGAAACTTTTGGATTAGCAGTTGGAGAATTTTCCACAAGAAATAAACCTATATTAACAAGTGATATGGGTGAGAAAAACCATTTATCAATATTAAAAGATAAATGTTTTATTTATCAAGATGCATCATCATTATATAAATTAATGATTTATTTATTTAATAATAAAGATGAATTAAAACAAAATAATTGGAATATGTACAATGATTATAGTCCTGGAAATATAATGAATTTATTTAATGAAAAATTTATTCTTTAATAAATTATTATATAAAAGATTTAATTATTTTTATATAAAATGAAAATATTTTTTAATGGTTTTTACTCTGGTTTTTTAGACAATAAAAATCCAGGAACAAATATAGATTTTTTTATTTATTTATTTAAAAAAATTTATAATATAGATAGTATTCAAATTGGTAATTTAAATGATTCTAATATTTTATGTGAATTTGATATGCTAATTAATACAAAAACTGCCATTGATGTAAAAAAATGGCAACATACTTATTTATTTAATGGAGAATCAAAATGTTTGTGTGATACTAATAAATATGATTGTGTATTATTTGGTGAAAGAAATAATAATAACATTATAAATTTACCATTATATATATCTTATTTATTTTCCAATAAAATAAATTTTGATAATATTAATAAAATAGATACAGTTCCTAAAAAAGATATTTGTGTTGTTATAAGTAATCCAAATGGTTGTAAAAGAAATTATATATTAAGTAAATTAGAAAAATATTTTGCAATAGATTATTTAGGAAGATATAAAAATAAGTCTAATTTTATTTTAAATGCACCATATAATAGTGATGAATTTAAACAAAAAATTAGTGAATATAAATTTATTATTTCAATGGAAAATAGTAGGGAAGATACATATATAACTGAAAAAATAATATTGGGTTTAAATGCGGGAATTATTCCTATCTATTGGGGTTCCAAAAATATTTATGATTATTTTAATAAAGAACGTATATTAGCATTATTAGAAAATGATAATATTGAATTAGATATTGAAATAAATAAATTAATTCAAAAAATTAATCAAATTAAAAATGATGATAAATTATGGTTAGATATTGTAAATAAATCTTGCTATCCATTAAATATTCTTGAAGAAAATGCTAATTTTAGAAAAATAGATGATGTTGTTTCAGATATAAAAAATTTATTAAAAATTGATAATAAAAATTATTACAATTCTATATCAAAAATTTATACAATTACAAATAAAGAATTTGAAAATGACAATTATAATTCTGTTAGTAAATTTTTACTAAAAGATCTAAATTTAAACGAGAATTTTGTAAAATTTATGTGTCCTACATATAAAAATTTAATAACAGATAAATTATTTAATAAATATTTTAAATCTATTAATTTAAGTCCTAAATTTTTAAATAGAAATATAAAGCGTTCTGAACTATCTTTAATATTAAATTACAAAACTATATTAGAAGATATTGTTAAAAATTATAAAAGTGGATTATTTATTATTTTTGAAAGTGATATTTTGCCTAATAAAGATATAAATAAATTAAATGACTTTATTAATTTTATAAAAGATAAAGAATGGGATTTTATTAATTTAGGTGAGCATCATAATAATATTTTTGGAAATGCATCAATAGAATTATTTGAAAAAATTGATAATAATAAATTAATAGAAGATATTACTAATAAAGATTCTAAATATCGTATAATAAGAAAAACACATACTAGATGTCTAGATTCCATAATTTGGAAATATGATGCAATTAAAAAATTTTTAGACTATATGAATGAAAATGATAATTATAATTTACCATTAGATTATTATATTATTAAATATCTTGAAAAAAATAAAGATATAAAACATTATTGGACAATTAACAATTTTTTTATTAATGGAAGCAATAATGGATTTTTAAAAACAAATATACAAACTGATATTAATTAGTATTTTTACATTTAGATAATAATTCAAAATATTCTTTACAGTATGAATAATTATCTAAATTATTTTTCATACAGTTATAGTAAGCTTCTAATTCATTATTACAATTTGTATTATTTTCGGCTTTTAATTCTATTTTTCTCGGACCCATAATTGAATCTAATGCTCTAGTAGCTAATTGTGACCCTAATCCTAATGTTATTCCTTGAAATACATTATTAATTGCTGATGATAAAAAACCTTCTTTATTTTGAGCATCGATTTTAACTGGTGGGGGTGGTACATTTTTGGTCTTTCTTGAAATTTTATTTCTTTCCATTATTAATATATAATAATACATTATTTTATATATTATTATATTTTATTATATTTATAGCAACAATAATCTCCGTGTTTATTTTTTCTTTTAAATAAACCATTCTGACATTTTCCATCTATTGGTCTTCTTTTAGTTGGACAAGTATTTTTTACTGTTATTTTTTGTTTTTTATAACAACACAATTCTCCATATTTATTTTTTCTTTTTACAGAAAAAATACTACTAGTACATTCTTCTGAATTTTTATCAGGTCTTCTAATTTTAGGATTACAAGTAAATTTAGGAGGATTTTTTACTGTTTTTCTTACTTTTAATTGTTTTTCATCTAATGATAAATTAGAATCATTGCTTTTTCTTGGACTTTTAGTATTTTTTTTATACATTTTTTTAAATAAATGATAGTCAATTGCTACTTTTTTTAAATTATTTTCTAATACTTCAACTTCCTCATATTTTTTTGGTAATATTTTATCATATAATTTATGATCAATTGTTTCGGAAATAGTAGCTTTTTTATTTAGTTTAAGTTTATAAATATGAATATTTATTTCTCTTTTTAAATTTTTATGAACTTTTTCATTAATATCATAATGTGAACAAAATCTAATTGCTCTTCCTTCAATTTGTTTCTTACCAGACATATTCCATACTGGATCTAATAAATGTATATGTTGTATATGTTTAAAACTAATACCTTCTTTAATACTTGGACTTCCTATTAAAACTTTTATTTTATTACCATAAATATTATCTTTACCATTTATAATTTGTTTTATTGTATTTTTTTTAATATCAGATTCTGAACCTGACCATATTGCATAAACTTTATTTTCATATTTTTCCCATTTTTCAGGATTATTATAAACTTCGAATATTGATTTCCATCCATTATTTATCAAAACTTTTTCAATAACATTTATACCAACATTTATAAATGATGTATAAATTACGTGTTTTCCATAAACTTTATCAGAGGTTATTATATTATAAAGTTTATCTATTTTTGGTGCATATTCTGGTAAATTTTCAAGTATTTTACTCATATTATATGTTTTATTTAAACAACTTACAGCAATTTGTCTTTGATATGATAAAAATGCTTCTTTTTCATTGTCATCTTTTTGATTTAATGTCATTGCATGAAGTGTTAATTTATCTTGTGTTTTAGACATTTCAATAGTATGTGTTATAATATTTGGTTTAGGATATGCTGTTTTTGATGCACCAGGAAAATAACTTATTTTACCTTTTAATTTTTCCAAATTATAATTTGTACTTGCATTTGTTAATGCTTCTTTGATATCAAGACCTTTTTCTGGATTTAATAAATAAACTAATTCTGGTAGTTCTTTTATAGAATCATAAATAGGTGTTGCTGTTAAATAAATTAGTTTACAAGAATCATTTGAATATTTTGCTAATAATTTTATTAATACAGAATTAATTGAAATAGTTTTTCTAACATGAGGCAATGGTAATTTACCAAGTGTTTCAATATTAATATATAAATTAATATTGTAAGTATCTGAAATTAAATTATGTACTTCATCAATAATTACCATTTTGTCTTTAGTAAAATTATTAATATATCCAATTATATTTTTAGAATGTTTTATACAATTTAATCTAAATCTTTCATATGATATTATTTCATACTTTTTATCAATTTCTTTAATAAATTTATTTCTTAATTTATCATTTTTAGTAAGTTGAAATTCATTATATTCTTGTTTTGTGAAATATTTAAAATTTGTACAAGATGATATTAATTCATCATAAAAATTATTTTTAAGTCTTGCCGGTAATATAACTAAAATTCTATTATTATTATTTATTTTTAAAAAATCTTCTGCTAATATTATAGAAGTACAAGTTTTTCCCGAACCAATTTCGTGATAAAGTAGAAATTGTTTAATACTATTTAAATTATTTTTAAAATATTCCTTTAAAAATAATTGCTGCGGTTGTAATATAAATTCTTCTTTTTTAATATTACACAATTCATCTATATTTTTTTCATCAAATTTTTGCTTATATTTTTCATATTCTTTAAATATTTTATATCTACTTTTCATATATGTTATTAATTAAATAAAATATATTTTTTAATTAAGATGAATATAAACAATATTATAAATGTTGTATCTGTATTTCTACTATTTATTATTTCGTTTTTAGTAATTAATAGTTCAATTTATAATAAAGAAAAAAAAATAGAACTTTTTCATAATGAAAATAAAGTAGAATTTCATAATGAAGATATTCTTAAAAAATGTCCTAGAGGATGTGGATTTCACGATACTTATGTTCCTAATTGTGATTTATGTACGGAAGATAAGACTGATTATGATAAAGCTACTTTAGAAGAAAAAGCAGATATTGATAAATATCACATAGAAGGTGATAAACAAGAAGAATATACATTAAAATTAATAAATGAATGGAGAAAAATTAATCCATTATGTAGGTTTGTTTTTACAATTCCAATTTATGATAGAGCCAATAATAATGTTCTTGATTTTAAAACTATAAATATCCATCCTTATTATCAAAAAATACTTTATTCTAAATTTAATGAGACAGAAGATGCTGAAAATATATCAAAAATAACTGAATGGATTAATAATACTTTTAATAAAGAAATTATGGAAAATCCAAAAAATATTTATCCATTTCCTGAATTATTATCAAATTGGAAATATATTAGTAATGAACCATCTGAATATATTAAAAATGAATTAGATTATATTATCAGATTGAAATACAATTTATTTAATAATGATATAACAGAACAACCAGAACAAGTTAATAGTGATGTTACAAGTTATCCAGATTATAATACTAATAAAATAGATATATTTGATATTGATGATAATTATAATATAGTAAGTAGTACAAATAGATTAAATACAAAAGATGAATTAATTAAAAATATAAATAAACCACTTATTAATTCATATAAATATGCAAATAAAAGATGGAAATTATTTAATTTAAATACAGATCAGGATGAATTGCCATCTGTTGATAATTATATTATAAAAATACTAGAAAATATTAAAAATGGCAAAGGTTTACACATTAATGATATAATATGTTTAACTAAATTAGATAGAGAAAATGGATTAAAATATTTAAATAAACTAAAAGACATATTAATATTACAAGAAATAGAAAGAAAAAAGAAAATTTTAGAATATTTAACTTATCATAAATTAAGCACAAATGGTTATTTTCAATATACACTTAAAACAAGTTGTAAAAATAATGACAATGATAATATTTATACTGAAATTAAATTAAATGATAAAATTGATAATTCTGAAAATTTAGAAATAGTTCATTATAATAAGTATTGGCCTATATTTAATAGATCTGCTGATTTTGTCGATATTAATCAAAATATTTTAAATAAAGAAGTTCAAAATACTGAAAATACTGAAGATGATGAAAATTATAATGAAAATACACAAGTTTGTTATGATAATTTATGCAGTAGAGATATAACAAATGGAATTGAATGTCTATTTTTAAGTAAATTATCTAAAATCGATTAGTCGTATATTTTCTTAACCGCTAAATAGTTATTATATTCTTCAATTCTATTTTTTAATTCTAATTGTCGTTTTTCTTCTTTTTCTTTATCAGTTTCTTCTTCACTTTGTTCACTTTGTTCACTTTCCTCTTCTTCACTTTCATCTTCTTCACTTTCTTTTTTATTATTATTTAATTCATAACCATTATTAAATAATTGACTACTAAAATATTGTTCTTTCTTTTTATAATTATTTATCAAATTACTTTCATCATCATCGTCTTCACTATAACTATCATCTTTATCTCCATATTTATAACTAATAAAATCTAATTTATATTCTGGATTATTAATAGATTTTTCAAATATTTTTGTTTGTTTTGGAGAGTAATAATAAATTGCAAAAACAATATCATGATCAATACCTCTGAAATTATATAATGAACCATCTGGATTTTCAAAACGTAATGTTAATTTATCTAATTTACCAATTGGGTGAAATTCTCTCAATGGCAATTTAAATATACTATAATCTTCATTTAAACCCCAAAAACTTGTTCTTAATTTTGCTAATCCCATACTATTTTTTGTATATGAAAATGATCCATATAAATGTTGTTCTATTTCTGGACACTTTAATAAAATATATCTTGTACCTATTAAATATACCATACCAGGTGCAATTATAGTTTCTTTACCATTTATATTTATTGAATGATAAAAATTTTCATATTCAATTAGACTATTTATTTGATAATAACTAAATTGATCAAATATTTCATTTTTATATGTATTTACATTATTTGAAAATCCTAATATTTGAAAACTTGTTGATAAATTCATATCTAATATAAATTTTCTTTTAGATTCAAATTTAATAATATTTGTTAATTCAGGTGGATTGCTATTTCCTAAACATTGTAATGATATATCTATATTATCATCTTTATTTAAATAAAATTTATTATAGTCTTTTTTTTCTCTTGTTTTGATTTTTATATTATTTGCATATAATAAAGTATTTAGAGTGTAAATCAGTTTATTGATAGTATAGTTTCCTATCGGTATTGTAAAACTAAATTCTTCAAAATAATTGTCAAGAATTTCTTTATAATCAATATCATTATTTAGGTTAAATTTTTTTACTGGTGTATAAAAATTAACTAAAGAAACATATAAATTTGAAAAACGTATTTTAAAATAATTATTACTTATTTTTACAAAATTTTCCATTTCCAACATTGTAGGTTCTATATTTAATTTACTAAATTTATCTTCACTTATTTCAAACAACTTAGGACTATAATAATTATTATCAGATAATATAACTGTATTATTATCAATTAAATCTAAATCTAAATTAAATTCATTTAATTCATCTGTTGTAAAGTTTGTTTTTAGTTTTAATTGATTTGATAATAATTCATTATGGATTTCTCTTGAATTAAATGGTTTAATTGTACCTATATTAATCCAGTTTAAACAAAAATTTTCATATTCTTCAAATAATAATACAAATAAATCTATATTATTAATCCATTTTCCATAAGGTCTAATATAATTAACTTGTGGAATCCAAGTAGAATTATCAACTAATATATATTTATTTTTCAAATTATTATATTTAATTTTGTAATAATGTGTATCTGATATTTCAATATATGAATTATAATTTAGTTTAATATCTTGAGATGTATTTATTAAATTAAAATTAACTAATTGTGCATAATTTAAACTAATTTCACTGGTATTTATATTATTTAAATAATTACGTAATTCAGTATTACTAATCTTAATATCATCATCTTTTATATTTGTTGTTTTATACCATAAATAACCAGGTTGATTAATTATCATTTTCCATTCATAATAATCAAAATTATATTCAGTAGACATATTATTAAGTTTTAATATATTATTAATTACTTGATTGTCATCATATTTTATGTTATCATTTGTTATACTTGAACTTGGAATTTTTAGCCATTTTAAATTAATTGAAATTGATATATAATTATTAATGTCAAAATTTGAAAAATCATAAGCACTATTACTATTTGATATTATATTAATATCTACTGGTTTATAATATTTACTATCAATTTTAACATAATTATTAATTGTAATTCCTGATAAATCTATATTACCTAAATCATTTCTATCTAATTCAATAAATTTTTGTTCATTATCTAATAATTTTTGATTTAATTTTTCTATTAAATTATTATAATTATCAGTTGATAGTTCTGCAAGATATTTAGGTTTATAATTAGAAAAATATTCCCATTTTATACCCAATCTTTCATTTTCAGTATAATATTTATTTAAAATTTCATCAGAAAAAGCTTCATTTATTATTTTATTACCTAAATTTAATTCACTTTCATTATATAATCTCCATTTATTTCCTACAATTAAATTATCTATTTCACTTTGTTCAATATTATATTTTTCCCAGTTTAAATAAAAATTTGTATTATAATCTAATGTTTCTATATAATAATTAATATCAATATTATTATATAAATCTTCATTATCTGAAAAAAAACTATCTTCAAAATCATATACATTATTACTTATTGCCTTTGATAACTTTTCATATTTTACTAAAAAACTATTTTCTGAATTTGTATCTCTTATATTATTTTGGTTATTTATATTTGTCCATTTATTAATGTTAACAACATTTATATAATTATTTTTTTTCAAATTTGTAATATTATATTCAAGTAATTCATCTTTTGTAAAATTATTAACAAATCTTAATCTATTTGATAAAGTACTATTAGTTATTTTTAAATAACTATCTAAATTATCCAGTCTTAAACTATTTTGATTTGTCCATTCTAATGGACTAGCAATATCATTTAAATCATCAATAGGATTTTTTGTTGTATTTATATAAATTTTTAATATATTTGTATTAATATCTATATTATACATTGTTTTTGGTATAGATACATCTAAAACTTCTATGCCAAAAACATTTTTAAAAGGCATATCAAATGTAATTGAATAATTATTAGGATTTGGATATTCAGTTTTATTTCTTTTACTACTATCTATTATAAATGTAAAGTTTTCTTTGATACTATGTTGTTTCATAAAATCTACATCTTCAATAGACATTTTATATAAATATTATTATATAATATAAATATAAATAAATATTTTTTTTTAAATATGTTTGAACTATCTAATAATTTAAAAATCAATTATAATAAGTTAATAATAATTGGAGATATACATGGTGATTTAAAAAGATTAAAAGATATTCTTATAAATGAAAATATTCTTAATAATAATTTACAATGGATTGCTGACAATGTTATTGTTGTACAATTAGGAGATCAAATTGATAGTGTAAATAGAAGAAACGATATAGAAAATTGGGAACTTTTAAAAGATACTGAAGTATTAAAATTTACAAATATACTAAGTAATATTTCAAAATCAAAAAAAAGTTTATTTATTTCAATTAATGGTAATCACGAATTAATGAATGTTTTAGGTAATTTTAGTTATGTATCAACAAATAGTTTATATAGTGATCGACACGATAATTTCAAAAAAAATGGAATATATAGTAATATATTAGCAAATAGACCTTTAGTTTTAAAAATAAATGATTTGCTATTTTGTCATGCATTAATAAAAAAAAACCATATTGATTTATTGGAAAAATATAACAAAGATATATTTTATATTAATAAATTATGGACAAACTATATATTATTAAATAAAGTTAATCCAGAAGATAAAGAACTATTTGATAAATTAATTTTAGATAATGATGGGATTGTATGGACAAGAAATTTTGATTCAAAAGAAGATACTGAATATGTGCTTAAAAAGTTAAATTGTACATATATGTTTGTTGGACATAATACAGTAGAAAATATTAATTTATATAATAATATTTGGTTATCAGATAATGGAATATCAAGAGCTTATGGTAAAAATAGTTTTCAATATATTAAAATAGAAAATAATACGATTAGTATTATAACTATATAAATAAAAAATGATTTTTACAATTATATTTTAATTATTAATTATGTTTGAATTTTTTGATAATTTAATTGAGAAAAAAGACAGTGAAATAAATGATATTTTAGAAAAAAAAACTGTTAAAAAAAAAGATGCTAATGATAATAAAGATGAATTATCTTATGATGTAAAAAAAATATTAGGTAAACAAAAAAGTCATGAAACAAAAAGAAATTTAAAATCGAAGGCTTATCAAAATAAAGAAATAGAAAAAATGAATGATCTGATGGCAAATTGTTAATTATATATATATAAAAGTATGCGCATATTTATTAATAATGTCTTTAAAATGAAAAAATATGTTAATATTATTAATAATATGAAATTTTTAAACTTATTAAATAATGATGATATTGATAATATAAATAGAAATTTAGATAATTTACTTTTAAAATATATCAAAAATGATATAAAATTAGATTTACAAGATTACAGTTTTTTATCAAATAATCATATTGATACTGAATTTATTGACAAACGTATTAAAAATCTAAAAATATATATTAAAACACTTGATAGACTAAAGAAATTACCTTATATTGCTCAACGTACAAAAGAATGGTATGAATTGCGTAAGAATTGTTTAACAGCTAGTGATCTATATGAAGGTACGTGTAAAAATAATTTACTACTTGCAAAAAAAAAAGCAGGTGTTTATATTAATGAAACTGATTTTACATCTATTCCACCTTTAAAATGGGGCAATATGTTTGAAGATATGGCTATTAGATGTTATAAAAATGATAATAGAAATATAAAAGTAACAGAATTTGGTTTAATTCAAAATAAAGATATTAAAAACTTTGGTGCATCACCAGATGGTATATCTGATTTAGGTATTATGTTAGAAATTAAATGTCCTTATTCTAGGAAAATTCAAAAAAATAATATTCCAGAAAAATATTATTATCAGATTCAAGGACAATTAGCAGTTTGTTGTCTTAATGAATGTGATTATATTGAATGTGAGTTTAAAACATTAGAAAGCGATAGTGACTATATAGAAAATGATTCAAAATATTTTGGCATTATCGCTGAATATTATAATGAAGTAGATAATATTTATAAATATTTATATTCTGATAATAATTTAAGTAAAATGGAAACTTTTACTGATATTGATAATAAAATTAAAGATTTCAATGAAGAAAATTTTATTTTCAAGAAAAAAACTAAATGGTATTTAAATGATATTTATGTACAAAGAATACATTTTAATGAAGAACTTTGGAAAGATATTCTTCCAAAAATTGCAGAATTTTGGTCAAAAGTAAATGATTGTAAATCATTGCCTATTGAATATAAAAAAAAACAAGAACCTGTTAAATATAAATTTATTGATGACAAAGATACTTAAATACTATTAAGTTTGTGGTATACGAGCTAATATACTATCGATAGTATCAATACTATTTCTATTATCTTCAATATTTTTTCTATTTTCTTCAATATTTTCAGAATGCGATGGTATATCCGTTATATCTTCATAAATATCTGAATATCTTCTAAAATATCTGTCATTTTCTATCATTTCATTTTGTATAGTTTGTATATTTTGTATATCATCTATATTTTTTTCACTTTTATTATTAATATTACTAATATTTGTTTCGATTGAACTAAATTTAGGGGTAATATTTTTTATATCTTTTTCAATAGTATTTATTTTACTACCTAGACCAGTTATGTCAATTATTCTTGCAGCATTTTGATCGTTATATTCCTTTTGTATATCTTCAATATATTCATTATTAGATTCAATATAACTATTTATATCAATCATATTATCATTATCTGCATTATTAATTAATAAATTACCTATTTTCATTATTTTTGCATTAACTACATTATCGTTAATATATAATGGTGAATTGTCTTTGTTATCTCCTCCAAAATAAATACCATCATTTGATAATTTACCAATTATTCTATTATCACTATTTAATAATTTAATATTTCTTAAATTTTCTGATTTAATATTATAATCGCCATTTTGATCAATACTCATTAGTAAACAATCTTCATTATTATTACATAATCTAATGTTATTATAAACTTTAGCATTTTTATTTATCATAAAATTATTATTGATATGTTGTTGTGTAGTTTCTACATTATTATTTAATTCATCAATTTTTGTATTAATAGTTTCAATATCTCTATAATAAGGTCTTTCTGTTATATCACTATTCGTATCTGTTATATACAAATTATATGTATTTGTTGTTTCTTGATCTTCGTGATCTTCTTGATCTTCTTGATCTTCTTGATATTCTTTATTGTGATTATCTTCATCAATGTGTTGTGTTTCATCCTTATTTTGAATATCTTCTATTTCAGAAGTTAATGTTTTTATATTTTTATTTTTATCTTTAATTTCTTTTTCTTGCTTTTTTAACTTATTTTTTAATTGAATATGTTTTTTATTTAAATTATTGATTTCATTTTCTATTATTTTTATATTATCTTTATGCTTATTTTGATTTATATAAAATAAACCAAATATAACTAGTAAAATAGTAAATAGTAATGTTATTATTGTTATCAGTAATATTTCCATTTGCTATTTATTTTTTAGAAATATTTTAATTATTTATTTTTACTATTTTTATTTCTGGATCAGTTTCTTTTTTAGATAATGGACCAGTTCCTTGATCAGTTTCTTGTTTAGATACAGGATCATCTTCAAGTTTGGAATCAGTTATATTTGCTCCAGATCCTGATCCTGCTTCAAATCCTGATCCAGATCCTGCTTCAGATCCTGATCCAGATCCAGGTTCAGATTCTGCCACAGATTCTGCCACAGATCCTGCTTCAGATCCTGCTTCAGATCCAGGTTCAGATTCTGTTTCAGATTCTGTTTCAGATTCTGTTTCAGATTCTGTTTCAGATTCAGGTTTAGATTCTGCTTCAGGTCCAGGTTCAGATTCTTCTTCAGATTCTTCTTCAGATTCTTCTTCAGATTCTGCTTCAGATTCTGCTTCAGATTCTTTTTCAGATCCAGGTTCAGATTCTTCTAAATTAGAAATTTTATCTTCCTTTTCTTCTTCGGGATTTTTATCCTTTTTAAATATATCAAAAAAATCAAATATAGTATCGAAAAATCCTCCACCTTTCTGCTGAGTATCTTCGTCACTATCGCTATTATATTCATTTTGTAAATCTTCAATATCATAAACAGGAAAATTAACTTTTTCTGTATTTAATCTTAATTGTAAACCCATTGTTTCTAATTCTTGAACTAGTAATTTAAAGCAATAAGGTGTTCTTATTGTTGATAAATCGTTATTATCACATAAATTACAATATAATATTCTTTTGTCTCTAGAAGTATTATAAGTTGCTAATACACCACATCTATTACATATTATCCACTCATATTTATCTGATCTTTCTGTCATACTTTCCTGCATAAAAGATGACAATCCATGACTTAGTAAACTATCTCTTTCCATCTCACCAATTCTTAGACCACCATTTTTCCTACGTCCAGCTGTTGGTTGTCTTGTTAAAGAAACTTTTGGACCAATTCCTCTTGAATGCATTTTTTCAGCAACCATATGTTTTAACCTAAAATAAAAAGTAGGACCAATAAATATCTCACAACTTAATTGTTCTCCAGTAAAACCATTATATAGTATTTCATTACCGTGCGAATCAAAATTATGTTCAAATAATTTTTTATAAATAACATTTTCATCAAATGGTAAAAATACAGTACCATCACCAAAATGCCCTTCTAAACAACATAATTTTGCAAATACACATTCAACTAAATGACCTATTGTCATTCTTGATGGAATAGCGTGAGGATTAATTATAATATCTGGTTTAATACCATCTTTTGTAAAAGGCATTCCTTCTTCTGGTATAATCATACCTATAACACCTTTTTGACCATGTCTACTAGCATGTTTATCTCCAAATTCAGGTTTTTTAATTTTAAGAAATCTAACTTTACATACAACAGAATTGTCATCTGCTAATTTATTTCCTATAAATATTTTGTCTACTTTACCAAAAAGAGAATTATCAGTTGTTATAGAACAATCTGTATATATAATTTCCTTAACAAATTCTGTAAACACACCTTTTTTAACTTGTTTGTAAACATATTTTTCACTTAACATACCAATTACTACAACTTTTGCACCTTTTGGTATATAAGTTCCTTCTTTTATAAATCCTTCATCATTAATATAATCATAATTTGCATTTTTTAGATTATTTATTTTATATCCTTGATTTTTTAATTTTAATGGATTTGCAAATATTGTTTTCTCATATTGTGATTCAATTCGAGATGTTGCTGTCACTGATTTATAATAAGATAACTGAAATAATCCTCTATCTAAACTATTTTTATTTATCATTATACTATCTTCTTGATTAAATCCAGAATAAGACATAATTGCAACAATTACATTAAAACCATTTGGCATATCATTGCTTGATGTATAATGTGATATTCTTGTTGTAACTAATGGTTTTTGTGGATAATGTAATACATATGACATAGTATCAAATCTTTTGTCAAAATTTGTTGCATATATACCAATTGCTTGTTTACTTTGAGCAGCATGGAAAACATTTCTTGCAGATTGATTATGATTTGATAAAGGTATATTGGCACTTATAGCACTTAACATTGTTGAAGAATGTATCTCAACATGAGTATGAAAATCTGTTAAACTATCTCTATCCATTGCAATATATAATGTATCTTGCTCATCAATATCAACATATTCAATTAAAGCACCATTATTTTCCAAATCTACTAATATTTCTTCATCTGTTTTATTTGAAAATGTATTTAATGATTTAGGATTAATATAATGACTTTTATAATAAAATGAATCGTTTTTATTTGCATCTTCTAAATTATTTATTGTTCCTGTTAACATATCAAACCAATTTGTATAATTTTTTTCTTTTTTAAGTTTTGAACTTATTATTAAAGGTCTGCAAGATCTTCCCGAATCTGTTAGTATTCTAATATCATTATTTTTGATATCCCAAGATATAGATACTAATATATTAATTAAATTATTTCTTCTGTATGCTCTTAATGTTCTAACTAATCTATTAGGATCTTTTGTTAAACCATAATAAGAACCATTTAAAAATATTTTACTTATATTTCTATCTAAAACATCATTGAAATTTTCTAATAATATTATGTTTAAATCATCCAAGCACTCCTTAATAAAATCTACATTTGATGACGATGTAATTTTTGTTAATAATGCCATATTTTTTAAATATCCTACAGAACCACCATCTGGTGTTGCAAATGGACACATTATACCATATTGCTGCGAATGTAATCTATGAGGACTTGTTAATTTTAAACTTCTATCTAATGGCATATTAACAGCGCGTAAATGTGTTAAAAAACCAATATAACTAATTCTTGATAAATCCTGAACCATACCTAATTCAGGATCATCTTCATCATCAAGACCCCACATACCTTTAAGTGATCTCAAAAAACTTTTAGTTATTATCAAAGATTGAACTATTTTATAGATATTATTATCATTTATAAATGCACGATAATTATTTGTTGTTTTCCAAGAACCATAGTTATATGTTCTATCTAAACTATCTCTTATAAATTTTCTTAATTTAACATACGATTCATAAAATAATTGTGATAATAAATATCCACTTATATCTACTCTTTTATAAATATAACTATCTCTATCACTTTCTGGTGAAATATTTAAACAAGTATTTATAAATTGTTTTGTTAAATAACCTAAATATTTAGTTTTATTTTCAAATATAGGTATATTTGGGAATATCTCTGTTAATAATATGCTTTTAATGTGATCAACTGTTTTATATGTGCTTAGTGGTTTCAAATAATTAAATGCGTCTTCTTGTTTATAAATTTCACTTCCACATTCTATTGTTGGTCTTATAAAATTATTAAAAAAACTTTTTTCTACTTCATTTAAATCATTACCAAATATTAAATTATATATATCTTTATCACTTTCAACACCTAACGCTCTAAATAATACAAATAATGGTATTTTATTATTATTTATTCCTTTAAATGTGCATAAAATTGAACCTCTTTTTGTTAAAAAGTTTTCACTTTGTGCATCTTTTTTAACTAAATAAAACTCAACACTTTTTGGTGCTAAAACTGTTTCTCCTTTATCTGCTGTACATTTTATTAAACCCTTATAAGATAAATTATCATCTTCTATTTTCGATACAAATAATCTATTTGTTGTTATTCTTTCTTGTGCAACTATGACTTTTTCTTTACCATCTATTATAAAATATCCACCCGTATCATATATACATTCTCCTAAATTTTTTAATACTTCTGAACCTTGGGAATTTAAAATACAAACATCACTATGCAACATAATTGGTATTGATCCCAATGCTACATTTTTAAATATATTTTCATATATATTTTCATTTTCATCTTTAATTTTTACTAGAACTGTTCCGTATAAATGTGTTTCATAAGTTAAGTTTTTTAATCTAGCTTCATTTGGTGTTATTATTTTTGGAGATCTATCCTCATAAGTTATTGGTCTATCTATATATATATCATCCCCATTAATTCCTCCAACATATACATCAACTGTAAATATAGTTTCTCCTAAATCATTATATTTTATCATTGTTATTGGATTAAATGATTTTATAGTATTTGGTATATTATTTTTAATAAAATCTCTAAAACTATCTTGGTGATGTCCAGTAAATGGGTATTTATGATTTTTAAAGTATAAGTCTAGTATATCCCACTCATTCATAATCCTTCTATTATTTAATTAATCTATATTTATTTTATATTTTTATATAAATACTATAGTTTAATTATAATTAATGGATGTCAATAAATTAATAGATTCTTGTATTGATAAAACTTCTGACTATAACATAGCGGTTCTTATTTTTTATTTACTAAAAAATAAATACAGATATAATGGTTCTTTTAAAAAATGGCAATATTTTGATAGTAAGTCTAAATTATGGTTAGATGATAAAAAAAATGCTAACATTACTAACGATATTCAACACTATATATCTAATTATTTTGTTCAAAGAATAGCAAGTTTAAATACCAATATTAACAATATTGACAATGAATTAAAAGCTTCTAAATTAATTATTTGTGCTAATCAACTAAAAAATAAAAAATATATACTTACTATTATTAAAGAAGCTAGATCTTTATTTGAATATAATGAGTAAATATTATATTAAAAATATAAAAAAAAACTACGTTTATTATGATAACTATATTACTAATAATATTATTATTGAAAATGCTGATAATAAATATAATCTAATTCAAAATTTTACTTACGAACTTCAAAATTCTAAATTTTCTAATAACAGTGTTTATACTGATTATATTGAAAAATGTTCTAATTATGTTATTGCTATTTATATTAAGGATATTCCTATAAAATTTTTTATTTATAGTAAAAAATTACCTTTTAATGAATTAATAAAATTAACCAAATTATATAAAAGAATTTTTATTCTTTATAAATTATATAATTTAAATAAGGTTTTGAATTTTCATTTGCTTTTATGTCCCTTTAAAAGATTTATGCCGAATAGTAATAATCATTTTGATTCTATTAATATTAATGGAGGATTCACATATCCTAATGGTAACAATATTTATATTTATAGATACGATGAATATTCAAAAGTTGTTTTACACGAATTCATACATCATATCAGTATTATAAATGATAGTATATTTATGTTAAACAATTATAATATTAATAAATTGAAAACTTTTTTCAATATTTCTAATACAACTAATTTATTACCTGGCGAGGGTGTTGTAGAATTTTGGGCTTGTTTTTATAATTTATTATTTTTATCTGTAGAATATTGCTTACCATTTAAAACATTGATTAAAAAAGAAACTTTATTTGCTATTAATCAATATAACAAACTTAGAAAATTTAATAAATATAAATTATGGAATGAAAAAACTAATGTTTTTTCTTATTTTATAATTAAATTAATTTTATTATATAATTATGAAAAATTTTTAAAATTAGAATTACCATATAATCACGATACATTTATTAATTTTATTATGAATAATTACAAAAAGAATTTTTTTATAAATTTATATAATAGAAATCCTGACAAATTTACTTATAAAAGTAAAAAATCAATAGATTTTATGCTTTTTAGTTCTTTTTAGGTTTTTTTAGGAGTTTTTACCTTTTTGGCTTTTTTTATAATCAGATACAGCTACCATTCTGTCTTTTTTTTTTAAATATTCCTTATTGGATCCTTTTTTTTTATAAACACGTCGATCTTTTCCTAGAATTTTTTTCGTTTTTATATACTTATATTCAACCATTTTCTAATTATTATAGATATAAAAAAATAATTAGTTGTAATTATATGTTAAAACTTATTATTGATTCAAGAGAAAAACAACTATTTAATTCAATTAAAGAAAGAGATTTAGATAATTACAATGATTTTATTGAAATTGAATCTACTAATTTAGAACTAGGTGATATTAAAATTATCTTGTCTGATGATTTTGAATTGATATTTGAAAGAAAAACTTTAACTGATTTAAATCAATCTATTAATGATGGTAGATATAAGGAACAAAAAAATAGATTATTATCTAATTATAATAGTAATTTAATAACATATATTATAGAAGGTGATGATATATTAAAAAGTATAAACAGAAATGATAAACGAATATCAAGTGTATATTTACATTCATTATATAGAGATAATATAAAAATATTATTTACTAAAAATATTTTTGAAACAACTAATTTAATCTTAACTTTATGTACAAAAATCATAGATAAACCAAATGATTTTACAAATACTAAAAAAGAAACAGATTATACAGATATTGTTAAAATAAAATCAAAAAAAATAAGTAATATTACACCAGATAATTGTTTTATTTTACAATTATGTCAAATTCCAAATATTTCAAGTACAATAGCAAAAAATATTGTTAGTAAATATTCTAATATAAAAGAATTATTAACATCATTAGATAATTGCGATTGTTATGAAAATAAAATAAAATTGCTACAAGAAATCGATAAAGTAGGTAAAGATAAAGCAAAGAAAATTATTGATTATATGAAATTATAAAACAGTTAGTGTTAAAACACCTAAAGTTATTAATAAAAATCCAACAATCATTTTATAAGTTAATTTTTCATTAAAATAATAAACACTTATCAATAAAACAATAACCATATCAATCGCACTAAAAATTCTTAAATAAGCAGGATTTGGAGCTTTTTTAATAATATCATATGATATTATAACAACTATAGAAATAATAAAACCACATAATAATACTAAAGGATAATTAATATTTTTAAAATTATTTATATTATCTGAATTAAATGCATAAAATAATAAAAATATAGTTGATATACAATGAGTTAATATTGGCCACATATGACCTTTACAACTTTTTTCATATTTTTGAACTAAAATTAAAAATATAACTAAAACAGTTTTAATTATACCAAATAATAACCACTGTTCCATTAATTAAAGCAAATATAAAAATTGTATCTATGTTTATAGTGTAATAAAAAAAATTGATAAAATGTATCCTTGATAATATTTACATAAAAAATGGTTTCATTTAAGTGCTTTATTGTGCTACTTGTTGTTCAGTTTGTTGATGCGAAAGTTAGAGTCAGAATGAGCAGTGGTTCTAGTTGTAGTTGTCGCCATAGCATTCAAAAAGAAAAGGATAATGCAGTTAAGAATTATAACAAGATATTCGATGATATGAACAAACTAAATGAAATTATTACAACAAATAATTGCAAACTCGGAGAAGAATTTGATAATATTCAGTCAATTAATTACAATAATATTACTTGTATTAAGTGTTCTGAAAATTATTATCGCAATAAGAATGATGGTAGTTGCAAGAAATGTCCTCCTGGATTTTCTTCAGAAAATGGATCAAAGCAGTGTACTAAATGTCGCAATGGTTTCAATGATAAATGCAAAAATCTAAAAAAATCAGAAGAATATTGCGATATTGGTAGTATTATCAGTGAGAACGGTTGCATCAAATGCGATAATACCAAAAAATACTATATGCCAAAAAAAAATCAAGAAGATAAGTGTCTAGTGTGCAATGACGGACATATCGTTAAAAATAACAAATGTATTGCTTGTCCAGAAGGGACTTATGAAAAAAATAATAAGTGTATCTTGTGCGAAGAACAATCATACAATGATCTTAAAGGACAAAATAAATGTAAAAAATGCAATAATCAAAAATCACTAACATTTAGTACAAAAGGTGGTACACACTGTGAAAATAGTATTTATTATAATTTGCTTGATGAATTCAATAGTATAGTTGAATCGAATACAAATATTATTGATATCAATAAGATACTAAATCCGATGATAAATGTGTTGCAGGTTTCATCAATATTTTATCTAAATAATAAAGATATTATTACTGAGTTTAGTGCTATTTCTGTTTCTTTGATGGCTTGTTTCTATATGTTTTCATAAACTATTTAAGTATTCAAAAAGTGTAAAAAATATAGCATTTGATAAGGAATTATATAAAAGGGATTGTCTAAGTCCTGAAAAAAAATTTATATTTTTTATATTGTATTTTTTTTCAGTTAATCTTTGTGTACATATAACATCTAAAGGATTTGTTAAAAATGTTGCAGTTAAAGCTGATATAACACTAATTGAAATTATATTATAATTATTTAAACTATAATTATTTTTAACTAAATATTCTTTTAATAATTCATAAGTTGGTAATTTAATTGCTCTATATGGCAAATCTCTTAAAATAATAGAATAATAACCTTTATAGAAACCAATAAATCCATTTTTATTATAAATATTATTTATAATAAAAGTAGTATTTTTAATATTTTTGACTTGAATAAATTGCTTAATTTTTTCAACAGGAGTTATCCATAAAGATCCTAATAAATCACTTATAGATGCAATAATAACAAGAGATGATATTTTATAATTATTATAAAATTGTGGATAATTTAATTGCATTTTATTTTTACAATAGGTATAATTTGTAAACACAATAATACTATATGGTACTTGTGTTAATAAAGTAATATTAATTCCTTTATAAAATTTAAAATAATTGGAATAATTTATTTTATTACCATATTGAATATTAGTTTTGATATAATCAATTGGATATAATGTAAAAATAGTAAAACCTTTTGATATAGCAGTATTTAATATTATATCATTAATATTAATAGACATTAATTAAATTTTAACAAAATAATTTTAAATAAAAACTAAAAAGAGCAAAAAAATGTACTATTTTTGCTATTTTTAAACCAAATTTTTTATTATTTTTATAATTAAATTTAAAAATAGTACATTTCTTTATTTTTTTAAAATTTTCTGAAAGGTTTTGAAAATTTTTTAATTTTTAGAGAAATGTACTATTTTTATTAAAACCAAATTTTAATTATTTATATCAATTGTTAATCCATTAATAAATCTCCCACTTTCAGAACATAAAAAATCAATTATACTTAATAAATCATTATAAGTAAATATATTATATTTATTATCATTATATGATCCTGTAAATTCATTAAATCTTTTATAATTACTATCACATATATAATTGCAAATAATTATATTAGAATTAATATAATTTTTTAAACATCTAAAATTATTTAATTTAATTACATATTCAAGTATATATTTAAAAGGTTTTATTTTATTAATGTAATTATTATCAAAATATATATCATTAAATAAATTTTTATATAAAACAGATACAATTGTTCCACAATTAGCACTATTTTTATTCATATATAATATTGTTTTATCATAAATTTTAAAATATATATCGGAAAAAACATTAAGAAAATCATTAATATTATATAAATCAATATTATATTGCATAATTGGAGGATTTAAAATTAAAATATCTAAATCATGTGTATTTGCAAAATATAATTCATAAGTTTCAAATATATTATCAACAACTAAACAATCTTCTAGATTACCCTTTATTATCTTAATATTGTTATAATATTTTGATACTAAATTTTTTGTTAATTTATCAATATTATTTGAATTATTATTATGTGTTAATATAAGATCGTAACCTTTTTTAGAAAGAGAAGTTGATATTAATGAACCAATATTATTATCAACATTAGTAACAATAGCTACTTTTGGAATTAAACAAATATTAGCAGATACATTTGTGGATAATAATAATAATAAAATAAAAAAAATCATTTAAAACTATATAAATAATAAATCATTGTTTTATATATTTATTTATTCAATAAACTTAAACTTATGATTTTTCATTAATAACTTACCATATTCTAAAACAGATATAGCACTTTTCATTCGGCCAATATCATTAGTATCAATTGCATCTTGTACTAAATTATTATCAAGATTTTCATTTTTTTCAAATTCTTTATAATCTAAAATAGCTTTTTTATAAGCTTTAATAAATGGTTTATTATTTAGTTTAATATTGATTACCTTTTCAATATTATTATTTTCAAAATACTCAATTAATGTTAATATACTATTTATAATTTCTTTATTTTTATTTGAAATAGACGTATTTTTATTATCTAATATAGTTTTTTTATTAATAATTACTTTACATCTAACTTCAATAGTTGATTTTGGTGCATTTTGTGGTGCAGATACTTTTAAGTCTACAAAAGATTCTTTAGTTTTTAATAAATTAATTATAGTATCCTCTTCTAATATTTCACTTTTTTTACTTTTTTTACTATTTTCTTCTGGTTTTTCAGTTGATAGTAGTTTACTTGCTTTTCTAACTGTTGTCTTTTTAACTTTAGGTTCAGATAATTGATCAATATATTTATCAAACAATAATTCTTTTACCATTCTTAGTTTTAAATTAATAATTCTATTATATCTTTTAATATCATCTTGATATATCTCTTTTACTTTTAATTCATTTTCAATATCTACCCAATAATTTTCATCTTTATCATAATTTGGAAGTTCATCTAAACAAAGAGCATATAACTGTAAAATAGGTTTCATAATTTGATTTGTAATATAATGTAAATAATCTGGTGTAATATTATTTTCAACAATATAATCAGGATTTTCAATTCTATCACCTTGTAATGTATTTTTATCAACATTTTTTATTTTAATATAAACATATGGAATTCTGTCATTTGCTACTGGTTTATTACCTGGATCTCGAGAACCAATTCTATCTGCTAAAACTTTATGAGCAATTTTAGTTGGATCTTTATATGAAGATCTAAGAGATTTAGTAATAATTAAATCACTAATAGGAGTAGCACCATTAACAAGATCTGTTAATTCATCATTTAGAAATTTAATTGATTCATTTAAATCCTGTTTATTTAGTAAAATATCAATAACTCCTCCATATATTTTTTTTACAATATTTGCATTATCTCTTCTTTTTAAAACAATTCCCATAGATTTTTGTTTAAATTTATTTATATCAAACTCATATAAATTTCCAACATATCTTTTTTTACTAAATATAATGAAAGGATAAAGTGATTTTTCATAATTTAGTTTTTGTGGATAAGGCATAATTGATGCTATATGTTTTTCAACTTTTTTACCAATATTGATTGCATATTCTAATGCCTGTTTACCATAAACAGGATTTGAATTACTATCTTTTAAAGGAAATTTGCAAAATATAGAATCTGTATCGCCATAAATAACTTCTGCGTTATAATTTTCTTCAACAAAATCTTTAGCAGTCATAATCATTTCTCTACCAGTAGCAGTTGTACAAGCAGCAATTTCTTTTAGATAAATTGGAGAAGTTCGTGCACCAATTTGACCATATAATGAATTTGCAGTGACCTTATATGCTAATTGTAAAGCATCAAATACGTCTTGTTCAAAATTAGTATAAGTTTCTTTTATATCAATGATATCAGATGTATTAATATCAACAGATTTATTAGTATCAATATCAATTATATTAGTAATGTTATCTTTTTTGGATACAAAACCAGTAAATACTTCACTAGTACTTGTTGTAATTGTTTGATATTCAATTTTTTTTCTTGTATTTTTTCTTTCTTGTAATAACATCATTAAAATTTGTGCTATAATTCCTCTTTTAGGTTTGCCATCGGCATCTTTTACATTAGCAAATTTACAAGTTTTGATTCCAACTTTCTTTTTTTTATCTCCTTTACCTTCATATAAATCATATGAAACATCTATATAATCAATATTTGGATCATTAATTATATATTTATCATCAATAATATATCTATCGTGTGAAAGATCTCTAGCAATCATTGATGATGGATATAAAGAACCATAATCAAATACAACAATTGGATCATTTAGATAAATACCTTCTTTAGGATCAAGAACAACAGCGCCTTCATACCCATCTGTATCAATATCTAAATTATTGAAATTATTAATAACAGGAATTACAAACTCTTTGTCCATACAATATTTAGCAATTAAAGAAAATACTTTGATACCTTGACCTCTTCTAAATAAGAAGTTAAGAGGAACAAGACATACATTGCCCATACCAATATTATTTTCAAGAATTTTTAGTTTATGTAAAAGTCTATTAACTAAAGCACAATCCTGAATACAATATTTAGCAATAACACATCTATCTGCTGAATTACCTTTAAATTTTTCAAAAAGTTCTTTAGGTTTTAGATCGTCTTTTTTATCGCCTAAAAATATTGATGAAACATTATCTAATTTATAACTATCTAATTTATGATCTTTCTGCATAACTTTAAATAGATCAATAATAATTATCCCATCCATATCAAAATATTTTAGAACATTTTCACCTAATGCTGAAGAAGATAATTCCTGTCGTTTAAGATCACATTTTCTAGTAATTTTTCTACCTAAACCCATTGAAAAATCTTCATTAATACCAAGTTCAATTGTTCTTTGCCATATATAATCCATATCAAAACCAAATATATTATAACCAATTAGTATATCTGGATTTAATTCAGTTATTATTCTTTTCCATTCTCTGATTAATTTTTTTTCATTATTACATTCAATAATATCGCAATTTTCAATACTATCGCAAGTATTTAAACTGACAATATTTTTATAAATAATTTCATCTGAACCATATTTATGAACAGTTGTGCCAATTTGAATAATTTCATCACCTAATAATGAAGGAAGTGCTTTTGTTAATATTTTATTTAAATCATCTTCCATTTTATTTATTTCAGAAATATTTAGTTTTTTTTTAGTATCATCATCATTATCTTCATCATCATCTTCGACATTCACTTCAGATATTTTATCTAGAATTTTGATCATAGTTGGTATATCTTTTTCAATTAAACCTTCAATCGTATCAATATCAACCTTTTTCTTTGGATATACTTTATTGATAATTAAATTATCTTCAATTTCTGTATCAGAAATATAAATATTTTGCAACCAATAAACTAAATATTCTTTATCAATTTCATAACCAGCGCGCGCAACTAAAACTAAATCCTGAGCAACTTTTTTGTAATCTTTTTTAGCAACTGGAAAATCACCATGACTACTAGTGCATTCAATATCAAATGATGCAATTAATAAAGGGGAAATTTTATTAATATCAAGTGGTATTACATTACTATATTTAGTTTCAATATTATAATCACATCTTGTTTGGTTATCAACTAAATTATAATCTTTAATAGAAACCCAACCACACGGTTTGATATTTTGTTCATGAATATATCTGATAAAAGGATCTATATTACTTTCATATAGTTTAAAACCTTCCTTTTTTCTAGATTGAAAATAGTATTTTAAACTATTAAATAAGGCAAGAGATAAAACACTAACTTTAATATATCTGAATAATTTATCATTCGTAAAACCCCAAAACTCTTTTTTTTTAACAAATGTTAAGTCCTCAAAATGCTCTAAATATTGTTTAGCAATAATCTTTTTTTGATATTTTTTACCCTGCCACTCAGCATCATATTTCTCATTTTGTAAAATAGTATTTAATTTAGCAAGTCTTTTACTAAATTCTTTATCAGAAATATCATCCCAATCAGAAGGCGGTTTTACATAGAAATATGGTTTATAATCAACAATATTAACAGATACAGTTTCGCATTTTTGAGTATTACCATACAATAAAATTGTATATAAATCTTGCTCTTCGTCATAGCTTTTTTTAGGTCTACTTTTATCACTCTCTGGAATATACCAATCTGTTATTTGAAAAACTAATTCAGTAGAATTATCAGATAAATCAGGAATAGTCTTTCTTGGAAATTCCATTTATATATGTCTAAATTAATAATTCTTTAATATCATTTTTTTTATTATGCAAAAAATATAGAAGTATCAAATAATAATGAACGTAGGTTTAGAAGCTTTGATAGTTATTGTTTTAATTTTAGTTATTATTTATTTAGTTTATTTACATAATTATAATGCTAATTTATTAAAAGTTAAAAGCACAATAGATAATAGTGATTATTATGTTCAAGATAAAGAAGATGCCCAAGATGCAGCAAATCTAATTGCAAAAATAAAAGATAAATTAAAATCACTAATTGAACATTTAAGTAAACAGTATCCTAGTGATGAAAGAACTATTAGAATAAAAAAAAATTACAGAGAAAATAGTCTTAAAGAAGGTGTAGATGACCCTAATTATACTAGTTATTCTGTAAATAAAGGCGAGCAAATCATATTATGTTTAAGAAATAAAGATAAATTAATGGATCTTAACACAATGATGTTTGTAGTACTACACGAAATTGGGCATTTGGCATCAGAATCTATCGGACATACTGATGAATTTTGGAGTAATTTCAAATGGATTTTAGAAGAATCTATTAATATTGGTATTTATGTTAGACAAGATTTTGATAGCAAACCTGTTGAATATTGTGGTATGTCAATAACATCCAGTCCTCTTGATAATGAAAGTTTATCATCATTTCCATTAGAAACAGATAAAAAAATAGTAGAAGGATTTAAATTAAATCGTAATTATAGATTTTAACTTTTAAATAATAAAATTACATATGATGAAAATAATAAAAATACAAATTTGTCAACAATATAAGCATACTTTACAATTTTATAAAAATTATTAAAATAAAATTTATATTCTAATATTTTGTTATTCATAACACCATTTGTTATATTCAGTTCAATTATTTTATTATTTAATTCAATCAAATAATTATTAATAAAATTTTTCAAATTATATTTTAAAATATTGTTATTATCTAATACATCTATACTTTTATCTGTTTTACATACTGGACAAGTATAAATGATATAAAATTCATTATTATGATAATTAAATTTTTTTTGCATTTTATTGAAACATTCTATACAATTTTTATTATTACAGGTTGAACAAGAAATAATATTATTATTATTTTCAACAATATTATTTAAACATATACTACATTCAAAAATATTTTCTGTTAGTATTGTGTTATTATTCATATTAATATGATATATTTTAATTTACTTATATAAAAAATGAAATATTATAATTTATAAAATAATAAATGGAAAATAATTTTATTTATTATCATTTGAGATATAATAATATTTATGAAATATTTGAAAATATTTTTACAAGAGATATAATTGATATAATTGTTAAATTTATTTACAAAAGAAAAAATAAAAATTTAATAAATGATATAGAAAATTTTATTATTATAAGAAATAAATTATGTAAATTATATTATAATAAATATGCTGATCATTCCTTACCATTATATAATGATAATTTAGAACAATTGCAAATAACAGAAGATAAATATAATCTTATAACAGATTTAGAATTATATTTATACTCCAAAAATAATCTAGGATATAAAATATGGAAGCGTAAATTTGGTTTAAATACAAAAAGTGATATAGATGAATTTATGATAAAATTAGAAAAAACAAATATTGATAGACAAATTAATTTGTATCTAGGTATTTTATTACCCGAAGAAAGAAACTACTTTTATGATCTTATGAAAAAGAATTTTAAGTTTATTTATTAAATATATATAAACATTATTAATAATTAAATAAATAAATAATGATACCAAAAATTATTCATCAAACGTGGAAAAGTAATAATCTACCAACAATTTTCCAAAAAATTTATGATTATAATAAATTAACCAATAATAATTTTGAATATATGTTATGGACAGATGATAATAGTGGATTATATATTGATGAATTTATTAGAAAGGAATATCCTAAAATTTATGAAATATATCAAAAAATTGAATTAGGTGTACAAAAAAGTGATATTGCTAGAATAGCTATATTACACCATTATGGAGGTGTATATATTGATTTAGATATTCTTCTTTTAAAAAATATCGAAAATTTATTTGATTATAATTTGGATAAACTTTATTTTGCTTTAGAACCAAAAGAACAATCTGAATATTTATGGAAAAAAGACAATTATATATGTAATGCATTTTTTGCTTGTTCGCCTAAAAATATATTAGTTGGAAAAATGTTAGATTCTATTGTTGATATATATGAAAAATTTGGAGATGTTATTTTCAATAAATTTAATGTATTTGGTTCCGATATTTTTAAATTTATTGCTGCTTCAGCAAATGCTTTAAATTTATCAGATAAGTATAGTATTTTAGATAGAAAATTAATTTATCCAATTAATGATATCAAATTAGATACATTAGATTGTTCGTTAGATGATTTAAAAAAACTAAAATTAGGTGATTATGGTGATAGTTTTATGGTACACTTATGGATACATTCAAATTTTGAAGGAAAAAATATGTTATATACATTTAATTACAATGAAAAAATAGACATTCATAAAAATATATATAATTTTTTCAAAGAAATGTATCCTAATAATAAATCTATATTAATAGATAATAATTATATTCAAGAATTTCCTTGAAGTGCTAATATTATATTAAGTAAATTTAAAATTAAATCTAATTCCTTAATACTATCAGTAATATTATTAGGTTTTTTTTTATCTAATTCAATATTTAATTTTCCTTTTTCTGCAATTATATTAATTGTTTTAATATTTTCAACATCAATATAAATTTTATTATCAATAATAATTTGTTTTAATTTAGTATCAGTATTATCAATGGTTTGATAATTATTTACTTCTGTTTTATTAATATATTTTGTTGTTTTTTGCAAATAAACAAGTGCTTTTTGTGTTTTTCTAATATCTTTTAGATATTTGGCATATAAATTTCTATCAATATTGTTTTTTTTTAGGTCTAAATTATTTTGTTTTAATGTTAATTTGGGCTTAAATCCAAATGTTGTATGATATAAATAAAACAGTACAATAATACTAAATACGAATTTCATATTTATTTTTTTATAAATAAAATTTATATCATTTTTTTTTATTTTTTTCTAAACTTTTTTATTCTTCCTTTAGTTTCTTTTTCTTTTTTTGCATTTTTAATTTCTTTTTTTGTTAGTTCACTAAAAGTAAGTGGTGTTTTAGACGTTATTCTTTTTGTAGGTCTATAAACAGAATTTTTACTAGTATATCCTATTTTACCTTCGTCATTTTTCCATTCTTCTTTAAACCATCGTGCTAATCCTATTTTTGATTTTTTAATACCATAATAGGCATCATCACTATTATATTTTTTTTTATAATTTTTTTTGTATTCTTTAACTAATATACCGCTTCTATAAGCAGAATGTTGTGGATATTTCAAATAAATCTTCTGTTTTACTTTATTATATAATTTAATATCTTTTGGTTTATTACTCATTTTATTATAATAATATATAAAAATTTAATTATTTATATTATTAATGACAAATTTTGACGAGAATAATAATTATACATATATTTATGGTCTTATTTCATTAAATATTATTGAATCAGAATCTAATGAAAATATTATTAAAAGTTTAATTCATAAAAATAATTTAAATAATACTGTATTAAGTTTTTTAGAAAAATTAGATGGTCAATTTGAAAATAATATTTATATAATTAAAAATAAAAATTTAATTAATTCAATCAATAGTTGTAAAAATTTAGATATTATAAATAATTTTACAAATTATATGGGTTATATTAGATATTATTTTGAAAAATTTGGAAATATTGAATTAAATAATAATAATATTAAAATTACAATTAAAAATAACAATAATAAAATTAGTGAAAAATTAAAAATACCATCTATTATTTCTAATGATTTACTTATTTATGAAAATATTAATTGTATTGATTTTTTAGGATTAATTTATAATAACTGTAATAATTTTTGTGGTAATTTTTATAATGAATATTTAAATATTATTAATAGAAATTATTATCCTAAAATAAAAGTTTATAAATCAGATACAAATGCTATTTTACCTTCCAAAAATAGAAATTCAGACGCTGGATATGATTTAACTATTATTAAAGAAAGTAAAGTTTTTAATAGTTTAACTAAATTATATGATACTGGAATTAAATTAGATATTCCAAATGGTTATTATGTAGAAGTTTATCCTAGAAGTTCTTTAAGTAAATCAGGATATATGTTAGCAAATAGTGTTGGGATAATTGATCAAGGATATAGAGGTAATATTTATATTGCATTAACAAAAATTGATGAGAATTCACCAGATTTAGAATTACCATTTAAATGTTGTCAAATGATTTTAAAAAAACAAGTTTATTCAGATATTGAAGAAGTTTTTGAAGATCTAACATTAACTGATAGAAATCATGGAGGATATGGTAGCACAAACAAAAATTAATAATTGTTGTTTAAATAATTATAAACATTATTATTATTACAAATAAAATCTATTGGTTGTCTGTAAGGACATAATAATTTTTCTGCATTACTATTAACTTTACTAGTAATATAATCAATAAGACATTCTTTATGTAATATATAATTGTTTCTTTTAAAAATACCTATATCTGTATTATTTTCAATATTATCTAAACATATAACACATATATCATCAGAAGATTTATTGCAATTTTTACAAATATTTATTGGAGAATTTAAAATATTCCATCCATTATTAATTAATTCAACTGATTTTGATGCTAAATAATTATTAAAATTATAATTATTTGTCAATATATAAGTTTTATAATAACATAGATCTTCTATTATTTTTGCAAATAACATATTTTTATTTATTATATCCATATTATCGATATCTTCTAGTCCTGTAAATTTTGATATACGAGGACCATAACTATCTTTAGACATTATTAATATATCTTGAATATAATTTGTTTGTTCAAATGGTGGTTCAATATATTTACCATTTGGTATTTTTGTTGTTATATTTAAACTTAATTTAATATCAACTCCGCTCCAAGTTATAGTTTTACCTATATTAACTGTTATAAGAAATTTTGTATGAATTAAAAGTAATGAATCAATGTTTATAGTATCATTTACTTTAAATAAAATATTATTTTGTATATAACTAATAAATTTCAAATAATCAGTAAAATTTTTAAAATATACATCAAATGTGTTTGTTGTTATAACACGTCCTAATGTATCTGTATCATAATTTGTATTCCAAAATTCATTAAAATCATTTTGATTATTATTTGAAAATTTTTCCTTATAATATTTAGATATTATATTATTTAGAACTACTTCACCATATAATATACCATTTAAATCAAATGATTTTTTTTTTAGAATTTTAATTAATGCTCTTAATTCTTTTTGATAAATAAAGTAATTACTATATTTATCTATAACAAAATTAGTATTCATTATTTAATTATAAATAATCCAATTTTTTATATAATAATATAAATGTATGAAAATATTAAAAAATAAAAAAAAATTGATTTAATCATTTTAGTTTATAATTACCTACAAACAAATGAAGGGATCTGCATTCGTCTACGGAAAAGTTTCTTGGAATGATATGGTTGATGATATCGACGATTATGATACCTATAATACTGTAATTCCTATGATATATGATATTATTAATGAAAAAACTACATACGAAAATATCATTTACGATAAAGGTATTATTAATAAATACTCCTCCCAAGAGGAGTGGTTGAATTTGTAAAAAAATCTGTATTTATGTGTTTTATATATTTTTTATATTTCATTTTGTTGATGTTTTTTATATAAAATTGTTGTAAATCGTGGTATTTCAATATTATAATTTTCTTTTATTGCATATTTATTATCCTTTATCCATATTCTAATAATATAATAATTTTTTTTTGGACATATTGATATACCATTTATATTTTTTGATATTTCATTATTAATACCTAAATTTTCACCTAATAATAGTGATGTGATTTCAAAAAATTTGTCTTCTAAATTTTGTCTATATATCTTATATGAAAAACATCCTCCATTTTTATTACTTTCATCTTCCCATAAAGGTAAAATATGTTCGCGCATAATAAAAAACATCCCTCTAGAAATAACTGATTTATAACATACAAATAAATGAATAAAATCATTAATTGAACTAATTGTTTGTAAAAATCTAAAACTATCAATATTCCATTCTATATTATATGGATCATGAAAATAAAAAGACCAAATATCATTTAAATACATATTATAATATTAAAGTATATAATAATTTATTTAAATAGATTTTAAAAATTTTTCATTAATTAATATATCTGATAATAATGTTCCATTTTTATAAACATCTGCAACAATGTTTCCATCTTTATCAAAATAATATGTACTTAAATTTACTAAGTAATTTTTATTATTTAAAATAAAATAAATATTTTCAATTTCATCATCATTTGTTATTAAATTATATAATCGATTTTTCGAACCAATTATATTTTGATCTAATGTTCTATTTAATATAACATTAAATTTTAAGTAATTATTATCAATATTTATTATTACTCTAATTTTATTACCTGATAAAATATTAACAACTTTACCCGTAAATTTTTTATAATTGATATTAAATAAACTTGTATTTTTGTCTGTATGTTTATCTAAGTTTTTATCATTCATTATAATATTAATTATTATCTAATATATATTTATATATATTTAAGAAATAAACATGTTATTATAAACAAAAATTAATTAAATTAAAATGTATCAAACCAGTATTAGAAACAAAAAAAATAAAAAAATTATTTCTAATATTAAAACAAATAGTTATGAACTTGATCCAGAAATAGAAGAATACGCGTATGTTATTAAAATGTTAGGAAATTGTCGTGTTAGTTTAATTACAAATACTGGTAATGAATGTATTGGAGTTATTAGAGGTAATTTAAAAAGATTTAGTAATAGAGTTTTAATTGAAAAAGGAGATCTTATTGCGGTGTCAACAAGAGATTTTCAGAAAAATAAAGTTGATATTGTACATAAATTTAATAGGGATCAAGTTTTAATACTAATTTCAGAAGAAAAAATATCAAATATATTAATTAATTATTATAATAATAACTATAAACTTGCTAATAATTTTATTGAAAATGATAACATTGAATTTAAAGAAGAAGTAGATGATGTTGATTATAATAATATTAATATAACTGATAGTTCAAATTCTTCTGAAGGTGAGATTGAAATTGATGATATATAATATATTAAAAAATAGAAATATGTCTAAAAAAGAGGAAAAAAAAGATAAAAAAGTATTTTATATAGAAGAAAAAATAAAAACTAATATTTTTTATAATATATTTGTTGCTTTAAATGAGTTTGAAATAAATATGAAATTATATCAATTTTATAATACTAAATTAAATAAATACAATCTAATAACTGATTTTTTGAAAGATTTCAATATATTAAGTAAAGAATATTTAGAAGAATATATATTACAGTATGGTTTACCTGAAAATAATGATAATATTAAAATAAATCTTGTAAGTAAGTTTGAAGATAATTATTTTGAACAATCAATAAAAAAAATAAATACTAAATTAATACAAATATTAAATTATCTTAAAAATAATAGCGATGATATGGATACAGATGATAGTATAATATCAACAAATTTTAATTTGAAATATATTACTAATAAAATAATTAATTTAGTAAATAAAAAATTATATTTATTTAAATTAGAATGTTAGGAAGAGTACATTCCTTTCAAATAACAGATGCTGAAAGATTAGGATTTTTATTAGATAAATGCGAAGCAATGTCACTACTTTGTCAAAGAGCAACACAACATTGGAGTTTAATAAAATTTTTATTTCAAATACCATTAATTATAACTAGTAGTGTTATGTGTATTTTAAATTCATTTGATAACGATAAAGGTAATATGAAAATACCTAATGTTGTAGTTAATGGTGCAAGTGTATTAATTTTAGCATTACAAAATAATTTAAAAGTCCCTGAAAAAGTAGAATTATTTAAATCATTAAGTAATAATTTCTTACAAATAGCACATCAAATTGAAGGTATGGAAGAAGAAGAAATTTCAAAAGCAAATATAAATACTATTACTGAAAAATATGATTCTTTTATTATACAATGTTTATTTGAAGATATACCTAAAAAAATAAAATTAGAAATTATTGAATCATGGGAAGGTAGATCATTACCATTACAATTAAATGGATCATCTATATTAAAAAAAAGAATATCGAATAGAAATACTCCTTCTCCTAAAATGGAAGGAATTAATAATATGTGGAATGATAACGATAATCAATATAAAAAAAATGATAATTTAGTTAATGCAGATATAGGAATTCCAGAATTAGAATCTAATATACCTAAATTGCAGATTGATCAGTAGATGATAATCTTTTTAAATCGACTGTTATATCATTGGCTTCATCATTTAGTTTTTTCTTTTTTTTTAATAAATCAATCTTGAATTCTTCTTTATCAAAATAAATATCATTTATATTTTTATATTTTTCATTTTTTAGTTCCTCTAATTTTAGATTATGATTATTATTTATATTTATAAATTCGCTTTCTTTAATTTTAGAAAATCTTTCTAATTCATTTTGTAAAGTTGCCTTTATTTTAAAAATATCTAAATCAAATTTAATTTTTTTCTCATTATATTCAATAATGTTTTTATTTTCAATATATTGAAAATAATTAATGGATTTAACCTTTTTATCATAATCAGATATTTTATTTGATATTTCATATATTTTATCATTTGATTTGATATTATCTAAAATATAATATTGTTTCGAATATTTATTTTTATAATTAACTAATAATGTTTGTGCTTCTTTTAATCCTTCTAAAATTTCTTTATAATTTTTAAATCTAATTATACTACTTAATATTGTTATAATTGTTCCAATTACTAATAATGATATATTTAAAGTAAATGTTATATTATATATCATTAATTTATTATTATTATTATCTTTTGATATATATTCAATAATTGTTAGTCGTAATGCTTCAATAAAAGTAATTATAGAAGATAATATAAGTATTGTTAATGATATTCTATAATATTCTTTATTATATCTATCATATGCTTCTGTTACCATAAATAAACGCGTACTTGTATCTGTTTTTAATTTTATAATTCTTTCTAATAAATTATTAGTTTTTGTTTCAAAATTGTCATTTAATATAATATTACTTGTATTAATCATATGGATTAAATATTTCAGAATCATTATATGATTTTTTTTCTTCATTTTCTGATTCTTCTGATTCTTCTGTATTAAAAAGTATTTCTTCATCTGAAAAAAAATTACTTTCTGGTATTTCTATTTTATAATCTAAATTCAATATTTTTAATAGACCATTTATATTTGATTCTAAAATTAAAGATAGATAATTATTGTAATCGTCTATACACTTTAGATTTATAATTTTATTTTTCATTTATTATTAGTTAACTTTTTTTATACAATTGAATCATTATTTTTTTTTTGTATTAGTTTTTTATACCATTTTTTAAAAAATGTCGCAATATCACTATCAATATGTCTTTTTATCATTATACTATAATAAAAAATGATTTTTTTAAATAAATTAAAATATTAAATGATTTCAAAATTAATATTAGTTATTCAATTAATTTCATTAACATTTGCATTTAATTTACCATTAAAAGCTAATTTAAATTCTGATTTTACTGTAAAATGTAAAATATGTAATTTAGTTATTGATAGAAAATATTATATTCCTGAAAATTGTACTATACCATATGGTTGTCCTTATAATATTAAAAGTGAAAATAATTATATTTTTAAAGGATAGAGTAAATTAAAAACTTATGGCAGTTAAAATTATAAAAAAACCTGTTAAAAATATAAAAAAACCTGTTAAAAATATTAAGAAACCTGTTAAAAATATAAAAAAACCTGTTAAAAATATTAAGAAACCAGTTAAAAATATTAAGAAACTTGTTAAAAATAATAAAAAAAAAGGGGCTGGAAAAATTAAGAATTTTATAAAAAAAATTATACCATTACGTTTTTTTAATAGTAGAATTAAAAAAATGGTAGAAAATTATTATACACCTGCTATATTAATGAGTATTGATGGCAGTGAACGTGTTGAAAATGAAATTAATAAATATATTTTTACATATATTAATGAAAATAATACACGTAAAATTGCAAAAGCTATTGGCTATATTAATAATTATACAATAGAATATGTTAATAGAAAAATGTCTTTAGGTCAAGTAAGTTATAGTAATTATAAAAGTTTAAGAATTATAAATATTAAAGAAGAATACTTTAAAAATAAAATATTTAAAGAAGTTTTTCTTTTTTATATGAGAAATATTGATAAATACGTTAATTATAAATTTTTATTTCAAAATATTGATATAAATAAATTTTATGCGAATTTTGAAACTTTTACAAAAAACTATGATAAGAATAATTTTAAAAATATAATTGATGTTTTAAGCTATATTAAAACTAATTATCCAAAATCTCAAAATCTTAGAAATCCTGTTTTTAGAGATCCAACTGTTAGTGATCCGACTGTTAGAGGACAGGTTGTTAGAGGACAGACTGATAGAGGACAAGTTGTTAGAGGTAAAGCACAATCGTCTTTTAAAGAATTAGAAAATCCTATTAATAAACCCAGAACTAGTGGACCTAGAACTAGTGGACCCAGAACTAGTGGACCTAGAACTAGTAAAAAAGAACAAGAGAATCCTGGACTTTTTTATAAAAGATATCTAAATTCGGCTGATATATTAAATAAGAAAAAAAAACCTGAACCCGAACCTGAACCAAGACCTAAATCTGAATTTGAATCAATTAATGATCTTCAAAATATAATTACAGAACTAATTAAAATTAAAAGAAATAAAAAAGCAAATAATTATTTATATAATTCTGATATGATTAGTAATGAAATTGAAAATTATTCTAAATTTGAATCAATTGTTAAAGAACTTTTTAAAGAAAAAGATTTATATGATGAAACTTTTAAATTAACAAAAGAAAAAGAAAGTTTTCTAAGATTATATTTAAAATATTATAGTTATTTTGATTTGAATGATTATAATGATAATAATATTTTATACTATATGTTTAATTCAAAAGTTATTAAATTAGTTGATATTAATTATCTTATTTATCAAAATAATGATAATTCCAAATATATTATTAATATATTAAACAATTTTTGTTATCTACAAAGTAATATATATAATCCATTTGCAAATATGACTATTATTCTATTTAATAATATATTTACTTGTAATATAAAATTATATGAAGCTAAATACTATGAAAATAAATGGTATAAAATAAATAAAATATTAAATTATACTAAAAATTTAGTTTATAAAAATGTTTCACCTCATTTTATGATAACACATTTTAGTTATCCAAATGTTTTTTTTGAATATGATAAAAAATCAAAAATTATTAAACTATTAAAAGATAAATGTCATCATAAGAATGATAAAGAGTATTATATTCGTATAAATGAAGGAGTGCAATGTAATTTAGATACATTTATTTCAGAAATAGGTGATAATCTTGAATATCACAAAAGTATATTAATGCAAGTATTTATGGCTTGTTTTACATTTCATTTTACAACTGGATTATATATTAATAATTTAAATTTAAACAATATTTTAATTAATAAAACTAAATTTAATTATTTTAAATATAATATAGAAAGTAAATCATTGGGAGAAGACGATAATTCAATATTATATGTTAAAACATATGGTTATAGAGTTATGATATCAGATTTTGATTATTGTAATTCTAATTATGTTATTTATAATAAAAAAAACAAAGAAGAAGTAGTTGAGAAAGACGATGACTACAAGGAAGACAAGAAAGACGAGGAAGAAGATGATGGAGAGGAAAAACATGAAGAAAACTACTATGATATGTATCATAAATATTTTGAATTTAAAGTCGTTTATGATAGCTATATTAATAAACTTAAAGGATATCCAAAAATTTATGATGAACTTACTAAATATTTTAATGATTTTCATGAAATAGCAAAAAAAATACACAAATATATAAAAAGTCGTCAACATTCAAAATGTAAATTTGCAAAGAAATCACTAATTATTCAGTGCTTTGAAAAAGAATATATTAAAAAACTTTTAAGAACTAAAACTGAATTAAAAAATATATCAGATGATTATGAATTTATAAAAGAATTCACAATTGATAATATAAATTTAGATGAAAAAATTGATATTGATAAAACAAAATATTTCAATATGTTTGATTATTTTCCAAATTTTAGGCAAACATCAAGAACATCAAGAACATCAGCTCCAGTTGTTAAAAGACCAGATTCAACAGAAAAAAATTCCAAATTAACGCCAAAAGCTGCTTCAGTAATGATTAATAAACCAAAATCTAATGTACCTAAGGTACTAAGTGTTAGAAAAAAAAGTATTTAAAATAATATAAAAATATAACGATATTGATAACAAATGTTAATCGATGATTATCTTATTTACACGAAAGACTACAAAAAATTATATGGAGAAAATACAATTGTGTTAATGCAAGTTGGATCTTTTTTTGAATTATATTCAATTATAGATGATATCGATAGTGATATTTATAAAATTGCAGATATATGTAATATTACAATTTCAAAAAAAAATAAATCTATCAAAGAAGTTGACATTCATAATCCTTTAATGGCAGGATTTCCATTATATGTTATTAATAAATTTCAAAATATATTATTACAAAATAATTATACAATTGTAATGATTGAACAAGTATCAGAACCACCAAATCCAGAAAGGAAAGTGACTGAAATATTAAGTCCAGGTATGAATATTAACATTAATTCAAAAAAAAGCAATAATTTAATGGTTATTTATTATGAAAAAATCAATCAATTATATGTAGTAGGTGTTTCAATTATTGATATATCTATTGGTTCTAATTTTGTTTATGAAATAGGTTCTAATAAAGATGACAAAGATTTGGCTAATAATGAAGTGTTTAGACTAATTTTAGCATATAATCCTAGCGAACTTGTTATATTATCAAATGATTCTTTGGATGATAGTGATAAAAATTATATAATGAATTATTTAAATATTAGTAATAATATTTTATTACATAAAAAATGGAATTCATTTGAATATTCTGATATTATGAACAAAATTACATATCAAAAAGAAATTTTAAAAAAAGTTTATAAATCTGCTAAAACACAATTAAATATTATTGACTATTTAAATCTTGAATTTTATAATATTGGGAGGATAGCTTTTTGTTGTTTATTACAATTTGCTTATAATCATAATGCTAATATTATTAACGATCTATTTAAACCCACAATTTTAGAAAATAATAAAATTTTAAAATTAGAATATGATAGTGCTTTACAACTTAATTTAATATCACTTAATAATAATGATAAATCTTTAATAGATTTACTAAATAGATGTAATACATCATTTGGTTCTAGATTATTTAAACAAAGATTATTAGAACCTATTATAGATATTAATACATTAAATAAAAGATATGATGATATCGATTTATTATTAAATAATCAAGTTTTTAAAAAAATATCTAATTTTTTAAATAAAGTTCTAGATCTTGAAAGAATCAAAAGAAAAATTATTATTACGAAATTTAATCCACACGAATGGTTAGGTTTTAATAATTCTCTTGAAAATATTTATGAAATATTTAAATTACTAAGTTATGATAATAATTTAAAAGAAATTGAAACTATTATTAATTCATTTCATATAATTGATCTAGATAAAGCATCAAGATATAATATTAATGATATTAAAGGTAATATTTTTAAAAAAGATGTTTATAATGATATTGATGAATTAGAAAAATTATATAATTTAACTAATAATAAAATTCAAAATATTTGTAAAACTGTTTGTGATATTGATAAAAATAACGATTCTACTTTCTGTAAAATTGAATATTCAGAAAGAGATGGATATTATTTATTAATTACAAAAAAAAGATATGATAATGCTAAAAATAAAAACTCTTTACTTATGAAATCCTTTAATATTATAACACCATCGCAACAAAATAATTATAAGTTAAGTTCAAATGAATTAAAACAATATACAAACAAGATTGAAGAAACTACTAAATCAATATCAGAATTATGTACAAAATATTATAAAAAATTTCTAAATAATTTTATTAACTTAAATGAAAAAAATTTAGATAATATTACTAATATTGTTGCCAATATTGATATATCTTGTTGTTGTGCTAAAAATGCATATGAATATAGATATTATCGTCCAAAAATTAATAAAGATTTTGATAAAGGAGGATTTATAAATGCTAAAGACATAAGACATCCTATTATTGAAAGAATTAATCAAAATGTTAAATATATTGGCAATGATATTGAAATATCTAATAAAGGATTTTTATTATATGGCGTTAATGCATCTGGTAAAAGTTCTTTTATGAAAACTTTAGGATTAAATATTATTATGGCACAAAGTGGTATGTTTGTTGCATCTGATGATTTTAATTATTTTCCTTACAATAATATTTTCACAAGAATTTCAGGTGTTGATAATATTTATAAAGGATTAAGCAGTTTTACAGTTGAAATGACTGAACTAAGAAACATTTTACAAAGATCTGATAATTATAGTTTAGTATTAGGAGATGAAATTTGCAATGGAACAGAGTCAACATCTGGTATTTCTATTGTTGCTTCTGCAATTGATCATTTAATTAATAATAAATGTAGTTTTATATTTGCAACACATTTACACGAATTAATTAATATAAATATTATTAAAGATTTTATTGAAAAATCACTTTTAAATATTTATCATATGCACGTATCAATAGAAAATAATGTTATTTATTATGATAGATTACTTAAAAAAGGTCAAGGTTCTACCATTTATGGTATTGAAGTATGTAAAGCACTAGATATGCCTATAGAATTTATGAAGAACGCTGAGAAAATTAGAAAAGAAATTCAAGGTTTAGATGATTTTATTATTAGTTTAAACAAATCCAATTATAATAAAAAAATATTACTTGATAAATGTGAAATATGTGGCGAAGAAGTCAAAGATACTCATCATATTGATTATCAAATGGATACGGATAATAACGGATATTTTAAAAATTATCATAAAAATATTAAACATAATTTAGTTGGATTATGCAAAAAATGTCATAATAATGAACATAACAATACAATTTCAATTAAAGGTTATATCGAAACTAGTGAAGGTGTAAAATTAAAAGTTGATTATAATCCAGATCTTAATCCAGATAATATATCTGATAAAAGTTCAGTTAGTAATAATTCCGAAACAGAAATTATAAGTGATGATGATATTATTAAGTTAAAAAAATACATACTTTATAATAATAAATCTAAATGGTTAATTAGAGAGACTAAAACATCTAAATTTAAAGAAACAGATTCTTCTACTAAAATTGTTAAAAAAATAAACAGTTTACTTAAGAAAAATTTTAATGATATACCATCTTCTTTATATAATGATTTATTTGATAATACTATTTAATTTTACCCCTTAATTTTGGTAATAATATATATTTATTATATATATTACATATTTCAAAAAATGTTGATTTAAATAATATTAATAATT